TCACTTGGTCGGCGTGACCTTTTTGCCGATCCTCTTACGGATGTAGTTCTCCGTCATGACGACGGTTGTATGCCCAAGTTGGTCGCGAGCCTGCAGGATGTCACCGCTGGATTCTGCTTTGTCGGTACCGGCTTTGGCGCGCAGATCGCGCATCTGAAAGTCTCCTTTCTCTACACCGGCCGCCTCACGCGCCGCGTCAAACCTTCCTCGCAACATGCTGCTGGTCATGGGCTGTCCGTTATCCATAACGATGAGCCTACTTGTCCGTATCTTGTGCCCGTCCTTCCTGGCCATGATTCGATCAATAACAACCTTCAGCTCGCCCGTTATCTCAATCCTCCTTTTTGCATTCGTTTTGCCTTGCTTCACTGCCAGCCTATCGTCGCGGATATCTCGCTCATCCATCTTCAGGGTGTCCGCGATGCGTTGGCCGGTCAGATAGAACAGATCAAGTGCATCCCGCAGCGGCTGCTCAGCGTGCTGGTAAACCAGTGCGAACATCTCGTCCTCGATGTATTGATCTCGGCCAGACTCCTTGTGACCCTTCACGCCGGCGCACGGGTTGGCCAAGGCCGTATAGCCGCTGCTGCGGGCAAAATTCCAGATGGCGCTGAGTAAAGCTTTCTCACGGTTTGCGCGTACCGGAGCTGTCTTGCCGCGCTGCCGCAGATATTGGACGACGTGTTGAGGCTCGATCGCCTCCAGCGGTGCCGGCGGATCATCGAAGAATTTCAGCAATTGCTTCAGCTCCCGAGTGTTGTCCTTTTGCGTGGCCACGCCCTTGGTCGGAACGACTTCGAGCATATAAATGTTCGCAACATAGGCAAAGGTGAGCACGTCCTGTACCAAGGCCGATGACGCGCGGCTCTTCTCGAGCTTCGCGTACTCTACGATCGCCATTCCGTAGTCGCTGCCCAGGGCGATCTCTTTTCTGGGTGTGCCTCCGAGGTCGTAGTAGTAATAGATTGTCCCGCTGCGTTGCCTGCGCTTCCTGAGGCGTGTGACGCTGTCAGGGTTTGTTGGCTTCCTTCCCATTTAACTCACCAGGCGTGGCTGCCATTTTGGTTTTTCTGCTGATGCTGCAACCGGTTCGCCGGTGAGGGCGTTGGCGATGACGCAAGGCCAGCCGCTGCGCTTGATGGTGTGGCGAATCCCGTTTTGCCTGAGCACTTGCACCTGCCCGGCTTTTGTCCTTGCGCCAGTGAGCGTGCATACCTCCTCATGTGAAAGAAAGTGAATTTCCATACCTACCTCCCGCCGGCCGTGGGCCGCGCTGTCTTGATGATGTGGATTGCCAGGCCGAAGGTGATCAGCATCCAGGCGCATGAGCCGGCGAAGGCGTAGATCAGCGCCTCTATGGTGCCGGTGGCCAGCAGTTCGGGCCCGGCCCAGAAGATCCAGCCGAACGTTCCAGCCAGGTACAGCAAAGCGCCCAGTACAATCAGGGTGAGTTTCATAGCGAACATGGGGGTGCGTCCTAGCCGCGCTGGGCGGCATATAGGGGATTGGAGTGATAGCTTTCTGCCTATCTTTCAAACAGGCCTGAAGCGGTGTACAAAAGGGTTCAATAAAGTTCGTGATGAGGCATGGACGTGTCACACAACTTCGATGCTCCGATAGCGCACGCTTACCGGGGCCACGTGATGTTTCTCAAGTTCGACTGACGCCGCCCGAACGACCAGAGCCCTGTTGCCGCAAAGATCATTGAGCCAGCACCTATCAATGGCTTGGGTGAGGTTGCAGCAAAGTTGGAAGGCCCTTGGCCTGACTATCCGGCAGCGCTTGATGAAGCCATGGCGGCAGCTGAACGCTGGATTGATAGTCAGCTTCCGTGATCCCGCCCGCCGCTCACCGGCAGGCATGTAGGGGATTGGGATTTGGTCTGGGTTGAATTACTATCTTCGGCCAAAAATTGATGGACGGATCCAGCCTATGAACTTGAATGAATCGCTAATAAGTGCCCGCCGTAGTGCCGCTGTGATTTATCACCGCACAGGCGCTTTTGTACGTGTAGAAATGAAATGGTTTTTTGCAGGTGCTATAGGCTCCTACCTTGGCCCCATTATGTTTTATCTCTTTTCGGCTGATCCGGGGACCGCGACCTTTGGTGATTTTCTCAGGGTGGTTCAGTCAGCTTCGGTAATAACATCTGCCCTAGTTTCTGCGACTTTATTTGTCGCGTTGAGAGCGCGCCTGTTACCAAGCACAAGCCGCGCTTGAGTAGGTGTGCGAGTGATGCGCTGGCCTGGGCCCTCGGTAGATGAAGACGTAGGCGAACCAGAGGGTGGCGATCATGGCGTCACCTCTTGCTTTCCGTCTTCCGCCCGCATGAATGCCGCCATGTCGCCCATCTGCTCGACAATGGCGCGCTCTTCGGTCGCGGCCGTATCAATGATTTTTTCTTTGAGGGACTGGCAACGGCGGCAATCCACTCGCTCCCACATTCCAGAAAGCCCCGATCCCTCGCCTAGCCAGGTTCCGCAAGGTGCCCGCTCGATGTCGCCCGACCCAGGCCCTGCAAAGAAGTGCGTCTTCATGGCGTGACCCGCTTGAACTCGACCACCCAGACCCACGGGTTGGCAGCCCAGTCACCTCCTACGGATGACCAGAGCAGCTCGAACGATTTGCGCGGATCAGCGCTATATGTCTCGATCCCCTCGACGTGCCACCAATTACCCAGTTCAGCATGATCGGTGTAGAGGCGCACGCCTTCGGCCCTTGCTTGGTCCTCGGTGATGTCCTGCAGTCGCTCGACGCGCACGTCGGTGATCTCCAGCTGGAGGCGGCTGGCGACACGGGGCATGTGGATGCTTGGCTTCCAGGCGGAGCGATCATCCCCGCCGCCGTCATCGTCACCGGCCCATACCGCTTCGCCGTCGGCACGGTAGATTACGTGCCCTGAGTAGTAGCCCTGACCGAAGCGCATTTCGCGAATTGGCGAGGCCGGTCGATCAGGCTCCCAATCAATCATGCTTCCACGCTCATCGAAGTCGTGACTGATGACGCCCCATGTCTCGCGCACCCACAGCCGGTCTCCTGGCTTACCGTAGGGACAGAAGTTGATGGCCGGCCAATAGCCCTCGTCGCATTCCACAAAGGGATAGCCTGCCGCAACATCGGCTTGCCCGCGCGGCTCATCGAAACGGTTGGTCAGATTCACGCTGATTGCTCGGCGCGTTACCGTCTTCCGGCCTTCCAGGATGGCGCGCACCATCGGCGCCGAGAACAGGATGGGGCGTTCCTTTATTTGAGACATTGGTCGTCCTTGCCGCTATAGCGGCTGACTTTGAAGGGGGAGGGGTTACAGGTTTTGCGGGTGGAGTACGGATGTACTCCTATGAGGGGTCTGCTGACTCCACAACCAGCGTCTTCCCGCAGGAGTGGCAGAAGTGCATGCCGTTCTCACTTGGCAACCCACCATCGGTGAACTGCCATTCCTTGCCGCAGCCGGTATGCCAGGAGAAGCCGCCTTCAGACCAGGTGCAGGTGGATGGCTTGCTGCCGTCTGCCGGCTTGAGTGCGGCGCGCATCGCCTCGATAACCCAATAGTGCGGCTTCCATGCGAAGGCTTCCTCTGGAAGGCATGGCATGTAGTTGTAGCGATCCACGCTGTTGAGTGCTGCGTTTCTTGCAATCGCTACTAGGTCATCATTGGTCAACGCTGCCCGTTGGTCCTCTCGCTCATCGGCTTCGGTCAGGCGCTGTTGCAGTTCCTTCTCGCGGCGCTCCGAGGCAACGGCACGCTCGGCGGCGTCCAGAAACAGGCGGGTCAAGTTGTCGAAGTCTGACGCCCGCACGCACAAGACGTTGGATGCCTCGTGGCACCAGAAGCTTTTTACCTCGCTCATACAGCCTCCCTCGTTACCAGATCATGGGCATCCACAACGGTCATGCCGAGGCGTTCGGCGATCAGGACTTCCAGGCGGGCACCCTTTGAATGCTCCCAGCCGGGCAGGGTGGCCACGGTGTCGCAGTCCATCAGGGCGGCAATGTCGCGTCGCATGCAGTCGTTCCAGGTGCCGCCGTCCGGGTTGAGTTCGGCGGGGTTGGTGACGGTGTGTCCGCCGGCGCGCAGGTTGGTGGTCATGGCGTAGAAGGCGGCGAAGTTGAGGCCGGGCAGGCCGGTCATGGGGCCGCTGAGATAAATCCGTTTCACGGGGAGTCCTTGCCGGGCTATGCCCAGGCAGATTAGAAGCCTTTACAGGGCCGGGAAATTGGTTACATGGAGTCCACTTTAATTCGCAACCAACTACACATTTTGATGGCTATGTGCGATCATTTTGCGTTCGGAAAATGCGATATACAGGGAGCGGCGATGAAAATTATTAGTGTTTTCAATAATAAGGGTGGCGTCGGAAAGACCACTTATATTTACCATATCGCTCATCTATTGGAGCGCAAAGGTAAAACTGTTTTGCTTGTTGATCTGGATAGCCAATGCAATCTCTCTGCTTATTGTCTTAGCGATGTAGATCTTGAGAAGAGTTGGAGGCCAGATCGCGGCAATAGTATTTGGAACGCAATTGAGAGGGTTTATAGCGGCTTAGGTGACATCCGGCAGCGCCAACCAACTTGGCTGAACAAAGCCTACGCCGGTGGCACGTATCAGAATTTATACCTAATACCAGGTGACGTACTACTTAGTTCGTATGAAGATCGACTTGGTGACACCTGGAGTAGTGCTCGAGGTGGCGACCCACTTTCTCTCCGCGTTCAATCTGCCATTTATCGTTATATCTTGTGGTGTGCGCACGCCGTAAACGCTGACGTTGTCTTGATGGATCTTGGTCCTAATCTAGGATCGCTGAATCGAGCTGTATTGGCTGCCAGTGATTATTTCGTAGTGCCGGTTTCTCCCGACTTGTTCTCAATCAGAGGTACAGAAAACCTCGGTAGTAAGTTGGAAATATGGCGAGCGGGTTGGGATCAATGCAATATGAATAATGTTGCACACGGAATCCAACTTCCTGCCGGTCGTCCTGCTTTTCTGGGTTATGTTAAACAGCAACATAATATCCGAGCAAATGCTACTGGCATGACGCGAGGATGGAATATTTTTGGTTCACAAATCGAGGGCGCTGTTCAAGCGAACATAGTTGCCAAGTTAGATCCGTTAGGGCAGGTTTTTCATTGGTCAGATGGAAACTTCGACTTAGGCGGAATTCCCAACCTTCACAGCTTGATTCCTTACTCTCAAGACGCCAGGAAACCGATTTATGATTGCACCGGCGCTGACGGATTAACAGGAGCGCATATTTCAACGGCTAGAGATTCTGTTGGTCATTTCACTCCGATAGTCGATACGTTATTAGCTGTGATTTGACGGTCTGTTATTTCAGCTTAGATCCAGGCCTATCTGGCTTACGCGATCGACACAGGCAGGGTTCAGCCAGATGCATTCGGTTCGGCTTGCTGTTCCGCGCGCGGCGCTGATGCGAGCGGATGTGCTGTAACTGGCCCAGCCTGGCAGCAGCTCCGCGTAGAGGTCGCTGGGGTATCCAGAAAGAACGACCATTCCTTCTAGCTCGAGCAGGATGGCGAGAAGTTCGCGGTGGGCGCTGTCGTCCATCTCATGCTTGTAGTAGCGCCCGCTGGATGCGCCCTTGTACCTGGTGTCGTGCACGTAGGGTGGATCGACGTAGTGCAGTGTTTGCGGTCCGTCGTGCGCTTTGATGACCTCGATCGCCGGACGGTTTTCGATCAGCACGCCGGTCAGACGCTGGCCAACCTCGGCGAGCTGTTCGGGATAGGTTGCCCAAAGAGATTGGGCGGTGCCGTACTGGCGCTTCGTATCTATGCGGAAGCCGGTGACGCCCTTGGTGGCGCCGGCGGAACCGAACCCCATTTGCGCCCTGATGATTGTTCGCCTCGCACGCTCGATCGGCTCGGCGCTCGGTTCCCAGGAAAGTTCGAACTCTTCGCGGGAGTAGGGCGTGAATACCAGGCGCTCGACCAGTCCTGATCGTGAGTCCTGGTCCTGCAAAACCCGGAACAGGTTCACGATGTCTCCGTCCAAGTCGTTGTAAACCTCTGCATATGACCGTGGCTTTTGCATAAGCACGCCCGCGGCGCCGCCGAACGACTCGACATAACAGGTGTGCGGTGGGAAGTGTTGTAGCACCCAAGGCGCAAGCCGGAACTTCGCGCCGTGGTACCGGATGACCGGGGAGGTTATGGTCATATTGAATTCCAAGCGTGCGCCTGCCTCGCCGGCTGGCGTGATTCGTAAATTGGGTTGATGATTTGCACTCAGCAAAAACCTGACGGTGACTGCGATGAGCACGAAAACCGATGTGGAAGCGATACGCCTGATCGGCGCTGAGGTTGTCCGCCTGCTGAGCCTTGCTGATGAAGAGCTCGAAGCTGAGGTGCGCCCAGGCCTTAAGCTGATCGCTGACCTGGCGAAGTGGCGCGACCTGGCCGGCCTGCCTGCTACTGACCCTGCTGGCGCAGTTCGCTGATATGGGGTATTACGGGTGACCGGCATGGAGCCGAAAAAGGGGTTCATCTTGAAAAAAACGCTTTTGTTTCTTGCCGCTGCAGTTTTCGCCTCTTCAGCCTTTGCGGAAATTATTGAACCGACACCGGCAAAAGCATGCTCATTGCTTGCTGATGTAGGACTGAAGGGCCGCAAATGGGTGGACGATTACGGAGATGGTTCTTCTGGCTGTGCAAGTGACTATAAGGAAATCGGTTCGGCGACAGGCCTGGCAAATAACCTGGCTTTCTATGTCACCGGGGTTAGCCAGTACGTGATGGAGATGAAGCTGGTGCTCAACTATAACCAGCCGTCTCAGTCCGGGCCCGCAACGAAAGCCCTACTTGCAGCCGCCAGTAAATTGTCTCAGCGAGCGCTTGGAGCTCCATTGCCCGAGCCTGTCATAGCCCTAATAAAGCGGGGAGAGCATGGCTCTGCGAAGGTGGGCAAGGGTGTAGTCGACGTGATTCGTGAAGACTGGCCAACCGGTAAAGGCTACGAAGTACAAGTAATGATGCGCTGACCGTATTTCTCTAACGGGCGCCGACTCCACGAGAGCGCGGCGCTAAGTGTGGTTTCAGGACGAGGCACGCTTGAGCTGTTCGGTAAGTTGAGTTGGAAGCCCGCGCAGCGTCAGCGTGCCGCCGGCTTCGTCGAACTCGATCTTGTCGCCCAGTAGGTGCGCTTCGAAGCTAATCGACAGGCCCTCGGCCCGGCCGGTGAATCGCCGGAATTTGTTGAGGGTCTTCTTGTCCGGTGGCAGGGCATCAGACAGGCCGTAGTCCTTGGTCTTGATGAAGTCGTAGAAGTGCTTCGGGCGGTCCTCGTCGATCAACTCCGACAGCTCGCCAAGGGTGATCGGCTCGCCCAGCTTGGCCTGGGCCATGGAGTAGCTCACAAGCGTGTGTGTCTTCTCGCGCGCCGACTCTTCCGGCAGATCCTCGCTTTCAACAAAATCGCTGAACGCCTTGAGCAAGGTCCGGGTTTCGCTTGGGCCGTCGATCCCTTCCTGGCAGCCGATGAAATCGCGGAAATAGTCGTTGAGTTTGCGGCCCTGCTTACCCTTCAGGTACGAGATGTACTGCTTCGACTGCTTGTTGTTCTGCCATTCGCTGATGTTGATGCGTACAGCCAGGCAGATATGGTCCAGGTCAAGGCGCTTCACCGTCATCAGTGCGAGCTCTTCGGTCATCGTCACCGCTTCGGTTTCCTGCACCAGGGCGATGACCAGGTAATCGGTCATACCTTGCTGGTAATGGCAGAAGAGCGCGTGCCCACCGGTGGAAAGGTTCGATTCTTCCATCAGCTTGGTCAGGTGTTCCACCGCGGTGGTGCTGAACTCCAAGAAGGTGGAGCCGCCTGCCAGGTATTCGCTGAGCCAGCCGCTCAGCGGATGGGCGCCCGACTCGGCGTGAAAGAACCCCCAGGCCTTGCCGGCGGTGGCGTTGTAGTTTTCGTTGAACTGCTGCATCAGATCATCACGGGCCTGGCTTTCAACCTGCTCAGTTGAGGCCAAATGCAGCACCGCCGGGTTGCCGTCGGGCTTCTTGTCGATTTTGTGGATTGCACTGTGGCGTACGGGCATTGTATTTACCTCAGATAGGCGCCGCCCTCCGTATCCGGTGGTGGCAATTTAGTTTGGGGTGGGGTATTACACGTCACCGGCATCGGGCCGGAATTTTTGTGAGAGCTTTTATGTCCATCGAGCCAACTCTGCGCACCAACTACGAGGACTACCTCAATCACGAGATAAGAATCGAAGTGTTCGGTCCAGTGAAGACAAATCGCCAAGACGCTAACTGCTCAATGACACACTATGTCGCCAAATTAGCGATTTTTGAGTCTGGCTCAGAGGTCAAGGGGACTCGTGAATTGCTTCAAGAGCAGTACACCGATATGAACAAGGCGGAAAGCGCCGCCCTTGCCAGAGGCCGTGAAATAGTTGACCGGGTAATGGCTCTTTAGCCAAACGCCGTTCCTGGATGCCGCGAGTTTTTGGGCTGATCAATCGTTCTCGCCGTCGTCATCGGCGTTCATTTGGAGCGATTCGGCGAAGCCTGCCTGCCTCAGTTTGCGCGCCACGTTTTCAGATACGTCGATTTTGTGGCGCTTAATTTCCAGCAGCGGAGCAGATTTTTTGGGGCCCAGCGAGTGGGCATGCGCTATGAGGCGTTGGATCGTGCGCGAGTGCTTTGCCTCCCCCAGGTCTGCGGTGAGACTGTCCAGCCTGTCGCGCATGCCCTGCCTGAAGTAGTGCCGGATGATCTCCGACGGGCCGGAAACTTTCGGCGACGCCGGCGGCAGTTCCTTGGGCTTTGCATTTAAAACCAGCAACTGGACGGCCTCGCTGATTTCCTTGAGCTTGTGCCAGTTCATCAACTCGCTGAGCATGGCCCGGGTGCCGCACTGAACTGTGTGCCGTATTTCCTGTTCGCCCAGTTCCTTACGCTTCTCTGCGAGCCTGGCCGTTCGTTCGTTCTGATCGGTGGGGGCTACGCGGCGCATGGCTCGACCTTCACCTGGTTCCAGGCGCCGACCGCTTCAAATATCCGCGCGGCGTGCGCCTCGTCCAACGATATCGCTTCAGGGATGGCGATCCAGCCCGAGGCTACCATCTGGCTCTGGTTGGCTTCGTCGCGGAGCTTCTTGTAGCAATGCTCGATCACGTCTTCCAGGTGATCGGAGAGGTAGTTGCCATCCGGAGCGACTTCCACCGACTTGCTGTAGCGGTCGCCGCGGGCGTCGATACACAGGGCGCTGAGGTAGATCGTCCATCGGTGAGGAATTCCGCAAACGGCCTGGCCTATCTTCCCGGGCGGGATGTTTTTCAGCGACTTGTAATTGACCATGCCCTGGCGGCCGCTCGGGTCGATGTTCACCACCGCGACGTGATTTGTGGCGAGGAGGGCGCGGCACGAGCGTTCAATGCGGGCCTTGAGGTTGTGCGGTTTGCGCTTGCTCATAGCGAATTCGCCATCAGCCGCAGCGCTTTGCGATCCGCAGCTGTGAGGCCCTTTGGCTTTCGCTTGAGGACCGTTTCAGGGTCTATTTTTCAGACCGCCGAGGCGGCTTCGGGTTGTCCGGCGGGCTCTTCAAGTGTTCTATGCGGCCCCCGGCCGCCAGGTGCTGAGCGACCTGCTCGGATATTGATTTGGCGTGCTGTTGCTGTTGCTCGAACATGCCCAGATGGATGCTGATCATGATGGCCTCACTTAATGCGGATCGAGCTTTCGCCTCGCTCAAGGTGCGCCCACTTCGGCTCCTCGAGCAGTTCGTGTTCTGCATCCTCCCCGGCGTCCATTCGCTTGCGCACAACCGCGTTGTGATCGCGGATCTCCTTTAGCTTGGCGGCGATGGCTTTTTTGTTTGGGGCGATGCTCGATGTTGCTGTCGTCAGTTCATCAGGCACTGCATCTTCGTTGTCGACGATTACCCGCTCGCTGCCCACCGCCAGGGTGATGGTGAATAGCGGCCGCTTGATCGACTTGATGTTGGCGGCTTCCATGTTGCGGCGCAGGAAATCGCTGACCTGGGAAATGACGTTGGATTTGATGCGCTTCAGCTCGGTGAGGCGCTCAATTTCCGTTTCGATGGCCGTTACATCGCTTTCAATGTTGCGGCGCAGCATGACGATGTTGTCGGCCTTGAGGTTGAAGTCGCCTTGAATCTCGTCCATGGCGTGCTGCAAGGCCTCCTTGAGGCCCTCATCATCTGTGTCGGACATGGCTTGCAGCTCAGCGAGCTGGCCGGTGAGCTTGTATAAATTGGTCATGCTGCTTCCTCATCGGGCTTTTCGAGTTGCGCCTTTCGATCTTCGAAAGCCTTCGTAATACGTTTGATAAAAGCCGCTTCGTTCCGGCGTGTTGCTTCGCGGAGATACTTCACGTTGACCAGATTCAATTCGTGAAGTGATACGGCTTTGCCTATGGTTTCGACGGCCGATGCGAGCCAGTCCACGCGTTCCTGCTTCTGGCGCAGCTGCTCAGCGTCCTTGTCTTCCGCTTTTTCGAGTGCGAACACCTCGGTGATGGTGTCGACGTAGCTGGGGTCATCGAACATGCCCAGGTAAATGTCAGCCGCGAAGCCCAATGCTTGCAGGCACTTACCGATGCCGTCGGTGAGGGACTTTTTAGCGGTGTCCCAGTCAGTCAGGATTTTCCCCTGCTGCAGGTATACGAAAGGCGTGTGGCCGTATTGCTGGATGGTGCATTTCTGGCCGTCTTTGCCCGTGTACCAGAGCTCAACCTTTACGGTGTGCACCTTCGCGCAGATCATCGGCGCGCCGGGCCACTCTTTCGTGGGGGCCTGGAGCGGGGCGCCTTCGTCGAAGCGATCTTCAAGAACAGTCCAGCCCCAGCCTTCACCGCAGGGCCCGAACAGCTCTGTGGCTCGGTGCATCAGGTACGTGGGCCTGATAGCGGTGCCCTTAAACCCGCCTGCGCCGGTAAATTTCTTGGTCACTTCGGGGTCAGTAGTTTCGACCTGATCCCAAATTCTGGTGTTGTCGGTCATCACTTGGTTCTCCAATCTTCGGAGCGCTTAACCAGGTCTTTGAAGGACACGGCCGGCAGCCTACTCATGTATTTTTTGTTGTCGCGGTACCACTCTTCGAGAGCCTCCCGTGGGGTCTGGATCGCCACAATGTGGGTGATCTGCTCGCGATAGGATGTTGAGTTGGCAACTTGCGAGTGGAAGGCGCTGCGAACGACCACGGTGTTGGTCATCCCTTTTTTCACCAGGGCCGTGAGCTCTTCCTGAGACTTCACGGCAATCGCGCCGGGGTGCTTCTTCTGGAAGAGCCGGTAGCACGCCTCCTTGACCAGTTCGGTGCTGCCGTACTCGACGTACTCAACATCCGGCACGCCCTGTTCAATCTTTTCTGCCACCTCGTCGAGCCGGCCGGTGTCGATCCAGGCATTTTTCGAAACCTGTTTCAGGTCCCATCCGCAGACCGTCTGCCGGTCCCGCTCAAGCTTCAAATGCTCAGGCAAAATGTCGTAGCCGTAGGTCAGCTCGGTGTCACACACGTAGAGCGAGCCTACGTACAGTTTCCCCGGACGCGATGGCAGGATGTGGCCGTATTTGCTGCCGATCACGTCGCTCATCGCAGGCTGCATCCGCAGGCACATGCCGCGGATCTGCTCCTCATGTTCTGAGGTGATACCGGAAATGATGAACTCAACGCCCTGATTCGGCCGGTGCGCCGGCGTCTCGTTGATGCAAAGCACCTCGGCATCGAATTGGTCGCTGTGCCGGAACTCGGGAACCCACTGCTTGTTGCCGTTGAGGACTGTTACGCCGAAGCCGTTGCGGGTCAGCACCAACATGGCGATTTTGTAGCCCTCGCCAAAACTGCCAATCGCGTCGTCGCGGTCGGACTTGGAAGTGCTGCCCAGCACCAGGGTGCTGGCCTCCAACCGCGCGAATCGGCTGGTGATGAACAACTGGCCTTGTGCAAAGGCATATTCAAACGGGGATTCACTGTCCAGGGCGTTCTGGATCAGCTCGCGCACCGCCTCTTTCAGGCCCCAGTGGCGCACGTAATCCCGCGAAAGCGGAAGTTCATAGGATTTGGAACGGATGCGGTCTGCGATTGCTGCGAGCATGACTATCTCCCGCGCCATCCTTGCGGTGGGCGCTGTGCGAAATGATTTATTGAGTGATCAGGCCGCCGATGGCGGGGCCCAGGAAAACGACCGTGATGAAGGTCAGGCCAACGATGGCCGAGGTGATGCGGATTGCTTGGCGGGGCGTCATGGTATGCACCGCTCGCTACCACCGCAGTAGCTGTATTCGGGGTTGAACTCACGCGCATCGCAGTCGAACACGTAGTCATTCCCGCACGATCTGCACTCTGCTTTCCAAGCGTTGCCGATTCGCTGCAAACCATCGGGCTCCCGCCCCTGGGCGGCCTCGTTACGATAGTTGAGCTCGATGCGATTGTTGCGTTTGCTTTGCGCTGCACGAATGCGCGCGGTGTCTGTTGCGTCGAACCTGTTGAGCTTCATGCCTTCACCTCATATGCGACAGTCCACTCATTGCAGATGCACGCTCGGCGACTCCAGGCGTGGACGTTTTCGATACCAGCGTCGTATGCAAGCGATAGGGCGCCGAGCCAGGATTTGTGGGTAAAGGCCAGGGTCATGGTTTTCATGCAGTCTCCTTGCGCCGCTGGCTGATCCTGAGCAGGCGCTTGCAGTAGTGGTTGAACTCTTCGACGGAAATGTTTTCGCCTTCCATCATCCTGGTGATCATCGCCAGGACGGCGCGCTGGGCGCCTTGCTCGCTGCTGGGATGCTCCAAGGCTTCGAGAGCCTCGTCGATCAGGATGTGGGGGCTCAAAAGCCGACCCTCCGCTCCAGCTCGTCCTGCTCTTCCTGCAGCTGGACAGCTATCGCTGCGTGAGGCTCAAGCAGGTCAACCGAAATCTGCTTGAGGGCCGTTTTAGACCCCAGCAGGTAAATCGCCAGGTCCAGCATCAGGCCGGCGCTGCCGAATCCCATAGCGTGGATCACCAGCTGGCCCAGTGCGTCGATCTTGTCCGCACCGTCAATCTGGCGCTGGTTGACGTGGTCCTGTACCGCTTTGGCGAACATGGCCTGGGTCACTTCGCCCTTGTCGGACTTGCTGAACCCCCATTCCACCCGATAGCCCAGCATCAGGCGCTCGGCGTTCGCGTCGATCCACTCGACTTCCGCCAGGTCGTCTTCGCTCACCGGAGGCGGCAGTAATTCGTCGTGCAGAAACTGAGTCTTGCGTAATGCAGACATGGTCGCCTCCAGGGTGGCGTTAGTCGGTGTAAGCGATGTACTTGAATTTCCCTTTCCCGAAGTGCTCGAAGCGACCACCGAAGGTGCCAATCACCAGCTTTTGCACTTCTTCCCGGGGGGTACCTTCGGGATAAACGCCCTCGCAGATCTGCGATGAATTGGTGTGTGATTTGATCCGGTAGTCGATTTTTGTCGGGTCAAGTGGCCTTGGCTCCCAGCTCCGATAGTTGCCGGTGGTCTTATCCACGTTGACGATGAAGTCATTGATAATCTCGTCGTCCGCCTCATCCCATTCGCATGCATCACAGAAGTGACGCGGCGCCGTACAGGCGGAGCAGGGCGGGCTGATATGGCAGCTGCAGTTTTCTGCTTTGCGCATTTGGATGACGCCTTTGCAGCCGTTGCGGCGGCAGGTATCGCCTTCGCAATATCCGAAATCGCTCATCACGACCTCCAGTGTTTGGGGTTAGGCGGTAACGATTGCCGCCAAATGCGCCCGGCAGTCCCGGACGCGGTCTGCGGCTGTTTGAAGCTCTGCACCAAGAGCCTTGAGGGCGCCCAGGTGAATCATTTCCCGGCCGCGGATCAGCGTTCCCTGATAAGTGCGGCTGTCGCAGCTCGATACCGCCACAGTCACGCCGTTGACGGTGACCGAATAGCCTTGCTGCCCGGCGTGACCGCGAACGGTTGAAAGTCGTTCGGACGCGATCTGATGGGATTTTTCGGCAGACTCCAGAGCCTTTACCGCCTCCGTGATCGCCTCCGTGTATTTGCTCATGACTTTCTCCAGTGGTGGATTCAGCTTTATTCGTCAACACTCTTGCCTCCCGCTGTTTGCCGATGGGCGCGGGGGAGGAGTGCTGACGGGTAGAGATGGGGAAGGGGGCAGATGACCGGAGCTGATCCCGGCATGACTATTAGCGGCCTTAGTGACACCGGAGTTTCACCGGGGCGAAGGTTTCAGCCGCTTATTCTTGGACTCGCCGTGGCCATCTGGGCGCTTACTCACTCTACCGGCCACGATTCCCGCGATCCCTCAGGTCTTACACTTGCCCATCAGCCTGGGCATTCATCTGCTTGTTGCGGTGATGCAGGTGGGCGGTTATAGGCCGCAGTTTCGTCCGCATCGGGGTGTGATTTGGTAGGGATTCGAACCCAAAAGAATTACGTCGATTTCGGCAGCGCTACCTAGTCGACACCACCCCGCACGCAGGGCGCCCCTGTTCCACCGAGGCAAACTCCAAATCACACCCCGATGCGCTCTCTTAGAGAGGATCGGGCAGTTAACGACAGGCTGTCGTGGCGCTGGTTGTTCAGTCATCAAGGCTTTCGATGTAGCACTCGATATCGTCGTACAACTCTTCAAGCGCCTCCTTTGTCTCTGGTCGGCTGCGTGATGTGTCGGAGTAAAATTCGCGAACGGCTTTTTTTAGTTCATTGATTGTCATGATCTGTCCCTTAGTCGATTCAGATGTTGGCTGCTTAAGCGTGGTGGAGCCCTGTCACAGGCAAAGAAGATTTGCTTTGATCTGGCAAAGAAATTCCAACGATGCCTCGTCACCAGACTTAGCGGCGGCGCCTTGCATCTTGGTGATCGCCTCCAGGTCAGAGCAGTTGTAGGCAGCTTGCACCTGGGCAATGGCTTGCACTGCGGATTCAAGAGTCAGGTTCATTTCACGTCCTCCGTTGATTTCCAATGCCGCCTCATAGAAGCGGCATCAGTAAATCTGTGGGTTTTTCGACATTGGAATTACTCACCTGGCGCTCAGTGCCAGCTAATTGCTACTCTGCCCGCATGGTCAGGGATCGGGGTTCCACATGGATGGCGATAAGATCGAGCGATTGAAGCTCATAAGAAAATCCGGCGAGGGCGAGACTGCGCCGCACATGTCTCGGGATGCATTCAGCAAAGAGTCTGAGCAATATTTTTCTGATCGCGCTGCCAGCAAGCGTAAGGAGATCGAAGAAGATGTAGTCCGGTCTCTGGCATATAAGGCTGACTATGATCTTGATGACCTAACCAGAGAACTTCGATTGGAATTTGCGCGACTCAACAAAATTATCGAGCTTCGAGAAGTCGCAAAGCAAAAGGGCACTAAGCAGAGTCGCAAGGCCGCTCAATCGGCGATCAAAGAGGCAAAAAAAGCCAGCAAGACAGCTAAAAAAGAAAAGTCTGTTTCACCACCAAAGCGAACGAAGCCTTCTATCAAGGAGCCCGAATCGAAATGGGTCAGAAAGGTCTGTTGGCGATGTCAAAGCAAGTTTTCAATTCATATCGAATGGCAAAAACCGCCTACTCTCTGCCCCGTGTGCACCAAAGACATAGACGAAACTCATCTAAGTTCCGCTCCGCATCGATCCATGCCTAAAGGATGGGTTCAGATTGTTAGCGGGGGAGCGCCGGGCATGGGTAAGCGTCGATAGCAGCTTTTCAGTTGGCTTCCGAAAGCGCCCGATTCAGGCGCTGACGTGAAATCTTCTGCTGGTCGGCTTCCCGCTACTGGCGTCAGTCGCCGACCTGATTCGATTGTTCTTCCAGCCGCGGGCCTTTCGGCTTGTTCTCCCGCTGGATAACTGTTCTTGGCGCTTTACGCTGCACGCCCGGGTCAGTTGCCAACCCTCTGAACCGTTTAGGCCGGTTCATCGCTGCCTTTGAATCTGGGCCGGTGGTGATCCGGCAAGGGGTGAAACCAAAGAGCGGCGGGCGGAGGCCCTTCGCAGTGGCTGTGTGTCGCTGCGATGGGTTAAATCTACAACCATAAGTTACAGCTTGCAAGCTTTTTGGTTGTAGATTTTTCGATTTAAAGTTGTCGATGGGGTTTGTCATGGTTGTAGGTCCGAATCGCAGGCATGAAAAAGCCCGCACTGGGCGGGCTCTGGTGACTCTCGGCTGTCAGTCGGTAATGGGGGGATACTTGCCGCTCACCGCGTCCCTATAAACGATCTCGCTGAATAGCCTGGGCCCGTCGCGCATCGTGGCCAGGGCTTGCTTGGCTTCTTCTTTCGTTTCGAATGGGCCGGCACCTACGGCCAGGCCGATCATCGAAACAGCCGGAAGCCCGGCGCCGTGAATGGCTTCTATTGTCCGCAGCTGCTCTTCTTCGTCACGACAGGCAGTTGATGCGACCCATCCATTTTTAAGGCGCGGGGCGGCTACTGGCTCGACATCGGTGCCGCAGTGCTTGCATTTGATCGCCGCACATTTGATCGTCTCGGCACAGTAAGGGCAGGAGCGATCACCGGATACGGTAAGGCCTGGCGCACATTTTTCTGCAGGTTTCTCCGTGTTTGCTGAGGATGCCCACACCAAGGCTGCAACCCAGCCCAGGAATGTCCACCCCAAGAGCAGGTTCACCAGAAAGATCGAGGTGAAGTTGACGTGCTTGCGATTCGAAGCAACGAACGTAGGCAGGAAATAGATGACAAAGGCAGCCACAAGAAGAACAAAGCCAGCCCAAGGGCTCCCACTATCCATATCGTAAACCTGATCCATTGAATTGATCGCGCACTTTACCATTCGTGGCGTACAGCCACCATTGGCAGGTAGGGAAGGGCAGATACAGGAAGGCCCGCGCTGGGCCGGGCTCGATGATGGCTGCTTATGCTGCTACCGCCAAGGTAACAGCTCTCACAAGCACCAGGATCTTCACATGGCGGCCTTCAGAAGGACTTTGCATTCGGCGTCGTATTTTTCACGCAGCTTGGCAGTGCTAGCTGGCGTCATCCGCCCTGGTGTCTCTTTGTGCAATTCCACCATTTTTTGCGCAACTTCTTCCTGAGCCTCCGGGGTATAGCCAGCATGCACCAATAGTACATAGGAGGCTCTTGAGGACTGACTGCGGCTTATGTCTGGCTGGTCACCAGCTACTGAAAGCACTTCGTAGTAGGCCGCGCAGTGGAGGTCTCTCTCTTTTTGGGTTTCGGCTTGGGCGGTGAAGGAAATGCAGGTGAAGAGGGCGCAGAAGGCCAGTGGCATCGAGGATAGGTGCATGAAAACGAGTCCGTTCGAGAGGGGCGAAGATTTTATCAGTTCAGATGCCAGATACAAGAAGCCTGGCGCAGGGCCGGGCTTTTGGGTGATTCAACAAAATTCTAGTCTTCGATCATTCTTTGAATCGTAATAGATACTGGCTCCATCTTTTTTGTTTTAGCAGACATGCGGAATTTTACTATAACGTCAGCGCGGACTTTAAATTTTCCAGCCAGGCTCTGAGGGTCAACCCCGTCTTCCAAAACCAGCTTAACTCTTCGATCCACAAGGCCGCGAATTATGGCGGCCCAACCCTTGCTCGAAGAGTCCAGGTCAGTCGCCCGAATTTCTACGTCTGCGTCGGGGTGAGGCTCATCGATCTCAAATGGCTCAAAATCAATGGCGTCTGGTGTTTGTTCAACAGTTTCGACCGGGATAGAAAGGCTGTCTTCCTGACCCATCACGACCGTAGCGCCTTCCTCTTTTTTGGCGGGCGCAATAATTTTCACCGCCGCCTGAGCGAGCTTCTTCTTGTCGGTGGAACCGACTTTCTCGATGACTTCCGCGAATTTTTCAGGCGACATGGAATACGATTCCGCGCCTATAACGACGAAAGTGCTGTCGGTGATATTTAGGGATACAGGGGAGGGGGATGGAGGCGCTTTGTTGATGATAGCCCAGCCAGCACCAGCAGCGACTAGTGCGCCAACTACACATGTCACGGCTACCGCGCCTTTCAAGACCGGGCTTCCGTTGCCGGGTAAATTTCTGTACACATTCTTTCCGCCCTCACGAACCCTGTCCAAGAACTTGTCCATCTCTTCCTTGTTCTTGAAGACCAGCTTGATAAGCGTGTCCTCAATAAACGATCCGTGCTGGAAACCCTCAATCAGCAATTCTGCTGACATCACACCCGCACCGGTTAGCTCTGAAAGCGCCTCAGGAAGAAAGTAAACCGATACCTTTTCTAGGGCAGAAAGTGAGTCTATTACATCCTTTACCGCTAGCGGCTGCTTGTTCGTATATTTTACAGAATGCTCGACTAGAAGCACAAAATCAGACATGACGATCCCTTCTCATTGTTTTCCATTGGCCGGAGTTGCCCATCATGGCTTTGTCCAGAGTTGTGCTTGTATCAAGCGAATGTCTAGTGCAATACAGCTATAGCTTCCCGCCACTCCAAGCCACGCGCCTACGAGGGCTTGCTTCGATTTATCTTCCGCGTCTTCACCTCATCCGCCCGCGCCGTAGAAGTGGTTCAGCGCAATCAGCTCAACCACAGCCACGATGGCGCAGAGCACAACGAAGCCAGGGCTGAAGACTCGCTTGCGATTAGATGAACCATCACCCAGCCAGAACGCGCCGGTGCAGCTGGTAAAGACGACCATGAATGCTAACCAAGCCCAGACCCAAATCTTGCTCCAAAAGCTCTGCTCTCGCCAAGCAATCATAGGCGTTATTCCGCTTCTCGTTTTATCCGACCAGCTTTCACCTCATCCGCATAACCCGCCAGCCGATCCTCGTCCGCATGAAACACGGTGCACATCTTCAGCACGGCCTGGGCGTCTGCCTCATTCCCTGCCAAGCTCAGCCGCTCCGCAATCCTCATCAGCTCTACGGCTGACCATTTTAGGTCGGAGGCGACGCCTTGCAGGTCGCGCTTGAGGTCTTGGTTTGGCTTGGTCAGGGACATAGCCGACTCCTTTTGGTTAGCGGGCGTACATACCCCACCAGAAAACGTGCCCCAGGATGCCGATCTGCTCATCCTGCATCTGCTGGAAGCTATAGTCCTCATCCGGGTGATCGTCGCGGTTGAAGCTCCGCAACCTAATTCCTGACGGGAGCCGGAAAACCTGCTTAACACGCATCTGGCCGTTGTGGTTGATGGCATATAGGTCTCCATCAATGATGTCGCCCAGGCTCGTTTTGCCCAAGTCGATGCCCACCGTTGCGCCATCGCGCAGCACTGGGGTCATGCTGTTGCCACGGACCGTCACGCACTTGGCGTTGCTGAACTGAACGCCGTTTTCGCGAAGGTTCTTCTTGCGGAAGCGAAGGCTTTCCCCTTCGTCCTCCTGGATCACGAACCGGCCCGATCCTGCAGCCAGTTCGACTTCTCGCAGAAACGGAACCTCAACCTCGTCATCGTCGAGCGGGGTTTTCTCGTCCCAACCATCAATGGGCTTCATGGAGCTGGCATTCGAGTCGGGTGCGTTTCTGCCTGCTTCACCGGGACCACCATCTATCAGATAGCCCATCGAAGTCCCAAGCGCCTCAGCCAGGTCGCCCAGCTTGCTGTTGCGCGGCGTAGAGACGCCAGCCTCCCACTTCTGGACAGCCTGAGGGCTCAGCCCCAAACGACGGGCCAACTCCGACTGGCTAAGGCCTGCCGCCTCTCTTTTTTGCGCGATGCGCTCACCGATATTTTTCATCGCCGAATCATACAAACAACGGTTGTAGATGTAATTGCGAATTTGAGTTGTAGATAAATACGTCCATGGGTTAACCTTAGGTTGTAGCTGTAACTTTGAGGTGCGTATGACGCAGACAGCAATCCAGAAGGCCGCGAAAGCTGCCGGCGGCCAATCCGCCTTAGCCCGGTCACTGAAGGTCACGCCACAAGCAGTGCAGAAGATGTGCGCCACCGGGCGCGTTCCTGCTGAGCGAGTGCTGGAGATCGAGAAATTAACCGGGGTTCATCGCTCTGAGCTGCGCCCAGACCTTTACCCGCCAAGGGTGAAAAGGCCGCAGGCAGCGTAAGCGACATCCCTGTCCGCCGTTCCATTGAAGCCAGATTAGAAGAGAGCTGTCCCCATGCAAACGTCCAGTTCCAGACACACCGTAGAAACCCGTGATCAGGTGCTGGTCGCCCATGCCCAAAACCAGATCGCCCGCACCAGCTTGAGCCAGGACGACTTCGCCCAAGCGCTGAGCCGCGAGATCTACCTGACCGTGCCTGCCGCGAAGATCAACGACGCGAAAGTCCCGGACTTCGTAGAGCTGGCACGCCTGAACGATGTGGGCGAGTTCATTAAGGCCACGGGTCGTTGGCTCAAGCGTGTTCAGCGCTGGCTGTCCGGCGATCAGGAAATGCCGTCCTGGCTTGAAGAGTCGTGGGTCAATGCCCTTGAACCTGAATACCGCGATCACTGCTTGAACGAGCTGGCGAGCCGCCACGGCTTGACCGGCGCCCGCCAGATGACCAGCGACCAATGCGCGAACAAAAGCTTCGGCGCACTGATCCGCGCCCTGGGCGATGTGATCGACACCGGCAGCGAAGTGTTTGACGACCAAGTGATGTGCGAGCAGGACCTGCCGCACTTGCCAGCTTTTGCCAAGCAGTGCCGTCAGGTTGAGGCGAAGGCGGGGGAGTTGCGCCGCAAGGCTGAGGCACTGATCAACGGTAAGCCTGCACTGAAATCCATCGCCTGAATTACAGACACAAAAAAGCCGACGTACGAGGTCGGCTTTTTCTACAGCAGTAAACAACTGGAGCGAATCATGCACGAACACACCGAATCGATCAATAGCCCCACAAATCTCGCGCCACGTTTTTCGCAATCTGAAAACGTGGCGCGCAATTCAGCAGTGATTCCGTTCGACTTCGACGGCGCCGCCATCCGAGTCATTACCGACAAGCTCGGTGATCCGTGGTTTGTTGCCCGGGACGTCGCTGATGCCCTCGGTTACTCCAAACCCGAGAATGCCGTAGCCCGTCACTGCAAGGCCGCGACCACTACCCCGAAACAGGGTGGTGGTTTCATGACCATCATCCCGGAGCGAGACCTGTACCGGCTGGTGATGAAGTCCAAGCTGCCGGCCGCCGAGAAGTTCGAAGAGTGGGTCGTGGGCCAGGTCCTGCCGAGCATTCGCAAGACCGGCACCTTTTCTGCCCAAGGCCCGAACAACTCCAAGATCGTCGGCGAGCTCGCGATTCTGGAATGCTTCGACCGGCTGCTGAAGCCTGCGAACTCCAGCAAGATGATGATGCTGGCCAAGATCGCCGCCAACAACGGTCTGGACGCCAAATTCCTCCCGGGCTATGCCGTGGACGAGGCACCAGATGCCGCTGGCGGCTCTTCGATGCCTACCAAGGCAATCACCGCCCTGATCAAAGATCACGCCATCGCCAGCACAGGCCGCGCCTTCAACCTTGCATTGGAGGTTCACGGCTTCATCAAGGTCCTCCAGCGCAAAAACTCCAAGCAGGAAATGGTGGACTTCTGGTCCGTGACCGAGAAGGGCCTGGCCTATGGCAAGAACCTCACCAGCCCTCAATGCCCCCGCGAGACGCAACCTCACTGGTACGTGGATCGCTTCCTTGAATTGGCCGGCCTTGTCGGCAAAGGAGCCAAGTAATGGCCCGCGCACGCAACATAAAGCCAGCCCTGTTCAAAAATGAAGTCTTGGGCGTGGCCGATCCAATGCTGACCCTGCTGTTTGAAGGTCTCTGGTTGCTCGCTGACAAGGCGGGTCGTCTTGAGGATCGACCTCTGCGCATCAAGGGTGAGTTGTTCCCCTATCGCGACTGCATCGATACCGAAGGGCTTTTGCTCTGGCTCGCATCGGAAGGTTTCATCACTCGGTACACGGTCGGCACGAAGCGATTTATCCAGGTCGAGAACTTCGACAAACATCAGAACCCGCATCGTAATGAACCGGAGTCAGTTATCCCTTCTGTGTCAGAGGGTTGTATCACTACCGATTTTGGCGGAACTACTTCTGCCATTGTCGGAAGCGCTCCGGCTGATTCTCTGATTCCTGATTCCGGATCCCTGATCCCTGATTCCCTCACCCCGTCAACGCCTCCGGCATTGCCGAGTGACGACCTGTTCCCGAAGTTCTGGAAGCTGTACCCGAACAAGAAGGGCAAGGCGGCAGCCGAGAAGGCGTGGAAGAGGCTCAAGGTGACTGATGACCTATTCGCCCTGATCGCCGAGGGCCTGTCCAAGCAGGTGGTCTGCCCGGCCTGGACCAAGGACGGCGGGCAATTCATCCCGCACCCTGCGACTTGGCTGAATGGCAAGCGCTGGGAAGACGAGGTGAAGCCTACCAGCAACGTCCACCAGTTCCCGCAATCTCGCCACACCGGTTTCTCTGATCGCGACTACACCGCCGGCCTGACTCAGCGGGAGGATGGCACCTATGCGATCTGAACCCATCCAACCAACCCCGGAGTTGCCGCCAGGCGCCCGCACTCAGCCCGCCCAATGTGAAACCCATGGCGACTACGACCAGAAGGTTTTCCCTGTGCTGGGCCGAGAGTTGAAAAGCGGCTGCCCTGAGTGTGGACGGATCATCCAGGAGAAGGCAGAAGCTGCGCAGCAAGCCAACAAGGCAATGGAACTGCGCATGTCGATGGAGCGCAAGCTTGGCGCTGCGCTGATCCCCAAGCGCTTCGCCAGCAAGACCCTGGACGGGTACGTCGCCACCACTGCAGAACAACGCAAGGCGCTGAACACCTGTCGCAGGTATGCCGCCGAGTTCTCGGAGATCGCCGAGAGTGGCCGCTGCCTGTTGTTGCTGGGAAAACCCGGTACCGGCAAGACGCACCTGTCCGTTGCGATCGCCAACGAGATCATGGCCAAGTCCAGTGCGACGGCGGTGTACCGCACCATCGGCGCCGTGCTGCAGGCCATCCGTGCGACCTACGACCACTCCATCGACCAGAGCGAAAGCCAGATCCTGTCGAGCCTGATCAGCCCCTCGCTGCTCATCCTGGACGAGATCGGCGTCAGCAAGGAGAAGCCCAGCGATTTCGAGCTGACGACCCTGTTCGCAATCATCAACGGCCGGTACGAAGAACTGCGCCCTACGGTGATCGTTTCCAACCTGGACGGGCAGTCGCTGCCGGCTGCCATTGGCGAGCGCTGCATTGATCGGCTGCGGGAGGGCGGGGTGATCGTCATACCGTTCGAATGGGAATCGCAACGCGGCAAGGAGGGCTTCTGATGAAACGACCAAACCCAGCACAGCTACGCCAATCCCTTGAGATGGCTAACACCATCGTCAGGCACGGCATTCGTTTCGTGTGCATGCCGGTGGTGGATGAGGCGGACTTAGCCAATCTCGCCAGTCAAGCCGAAGAGCGCCTAGAGCGCATGGCATTGATCGCAGAAGCAGGGGAGAAGCGGGCATGAGCGACAAAATGCGTGAAGAGTTTGAGACCGCTGTTGCTTTGGAAGCTAAAGAGCCCGTGCTGGCGGTGTACCTGAGCCGACGTGACGACACCTACAGCACCAGCACCCTCCACTTCGCATGGTGGGCTTGGAAAGCCTCCCACGCAGCGCTGCTGAAAAAGCAAGTCAAGGAGCAAGAAGAGTTCCTTGACCACCTTGCCGACTTTGAGCAAGAGGACACTTTCCATGGCTGACTACAGCGAACTGAAGCGGATGGCCGAGCATCATCTTTCGCTTGGGCATGCCTACACGGTAGCAAAACCATCCGTACTCCTGGCCCTTATCGCCGAGAACGAGCGGGTCCTGGCGGCTATTTCTACCCCTGAGTCGGTGTTCATCAACATGAAGGCCGGCCGCATCGCGAAGATTTCGCTGCGCAGCGCGATCGACCTGCACGGCGAGGTCATCAATGGCGACGACGCACAACAGATTGAGATCGCCAGGCTCCGCGCCGAAGTCGCCGGCCTACGCACCGGCTACGAAGCCTACGAGCGGGTGAATGCTGAGCTGAAAGCTGAGAACGAAGCGCTGCGCAAGCATGCTGAAAGGTATCGGTGGCTGCGGGACAGTGAGTGTGCTGGAAGAATCCTGCGTGATATGGGTGCGAAGGTCTGTCGTCACGCTGATCAGCGTATTGACGCCGCCATGGGCAAGGGTGAGCAGTCATGAGGCGCACAGTTGGAATTTGCGGGCTGGTCTTCTCTGCCGTTGGCGCTGCACTTGGGCTTTCCGGTCATCATGGATATGCGTTCGCCGCTCTGGTGGTATCTGGCGCCATTCTCCTGCTCTCGCGGAGGGTGTGGACATGACAGACAAGATCAGCGTCAACTGCCGCTCCATGCTCACCGAGGCCATCACCCGGATGTCCAGGATGTTCGAGGACAAGCACTTCGTGGTGGTGAGCCTTCGCCCGGGCAAGGACCGCACGCTTGACCAGAACCGCTTGTGGTTCGCCATGTACAAGCGCATCGCCGAGATGACTCAGTTGGGCGACCCAGCCGAGGCGCGCAAGTACTGCAAGCTGCACATCGGCGTTCAAATCCTGCTGAACGAGGATGCCGGCTTCCAAGCTGAGTGGTACCGCGTGATGCGTCACCTACCGTACGAAACCAAGCTGGACATGATGGGGGAGTGCCACCTGTTCGGGCCGGACGGCTTCCCGGTGACCAGCCTTTTTAACCGCGCCCAGGGCATCGCCTACACCGACCGTATCGTCGCGCGCTTTGCTCCGCAGGGCGTGTACTTCTCTGATCTGCTTAGCCAGGAGGCAGCATGACTATTGAACGGAAGCAACCCAGACCGAAGAAATGCCGTGTCACTGCGTGCGGGGCCTCATTCGTCCCTTCGCGGATGGGGCAGGCGGTGTGCAGCCCGGCGTGCGCAATCATCGACGCGCCCAGGCATGAGCCGAAGGCCCGAAAGGCGCTTGCCGACATCGAGCGCAAGGACATCAAGGTCCGCAAGGAGAAGCTGAAGAGCAGGGCGGACCATCTGCGCGAAGCCCAGGCGGCAGTGAACGAATACGTGCGCCTGCGTGACGCCCACCTGCCTTGCATCAGCTGCGACTCGACGCCGAACGACAACGACCTCATGACCGGCAGCCGGTGGGACGCTGGGCATTACCGATCCGTTGGCGCCTGCCCGGAGCTGCGCTTCGAGCCGCTGAACATTCACCGGCAGTGTGTGAAGTGCAACCGCAACCTATCCGGCAACGCCGTGGAGTACCGCATTCGCCTGGTGCTGCGCATCGGCGCCGAGAAGGTGGCATGGCTGGAAGGCCTGCACGCGCCTTGCAAGTGCACCGTGGAAGAGATCAAGGCCATCAAGGCCAAATATCGAGCAATGACCAGAGAACTGAAAAAAGGGGAAGCCGCATGACCTATCGCAACGTTGTTTCAGCAGTAGTTCGCGCCCTTGCGGCCGAGACCATCAGTTCCGCCGGCGGCTGCGACTTTGAGCCGAAGGTTCAGTGCGCCAAGCAGAAGGGGGAGATTGTCGGCAGGGAGGCTGCATTTCTCACCGATTGCTGGGTGTTCGGCCGGCTGCACAAGTCTCTGTCGGTCGAGCACTGGCGCGCCCTAGTGGCGAAGTTCTCCACCCACACGGAGCGCAAGCACGCAGCAATTGCAGAACTGACCCGCGTGATGCGCTCCCCGGCGCCGGAAAGGTTCCTGCACTGCGCCGTGGTGACCTGGGCCTTGCCTCGCCTCCCGGGCGTCGACGGCAAGCGCTCCACCAACGTCCTGCCGGCCGGCTGGTACGAGATGGATAACTGGTCGAACGAGCCGCACCCGATCAAGACGCAGGAGCGATGGAGACGTGACATTCGGAAGGCGCTGGAGAGCAGCTTAGACTTGGCACTGATTGAGGCTCAACACATTCTCGAGCGAGAAGGCCTTATTGCAACAGAAGTCGCTTGACGGGCGGTGAGCCAATGAGCCATTATCCATTCATCCTGTTGTTCCTGCGTGTGTAGGATTGGATCAGAAGCCCGACCACTGTGTTGGGCTTTTTATTGCCTGCAATTATCTCTGCTTTCTGGCCTAGGATTCATTTTCCATTCGTCGAGTGGACAGCACTTCCCATCAAATCGGCCGCTCTCAGAAGTAGGCGCACATATCGCGCTTCAGACAGGAGGTGATTCATGGTGGAAGACAATAACGGTCCTGCAGCGCCATACCCAGGACCAGGAAAGGAAGCGCCTGACACTGGTAAAGGTCATGACTCTGGCCTTGAGCAGGCCGAGTCAGAGCCAAAGCAGGGTACTGGTGAGAAGCCAGAGGACTGGAACCCGCCGCCGGGTAATCCAGGTTCAGACCAAGACGCTCAGACCGATCGCGGGAACGGCGGCGCGAAATAGCATTCAGAAAATACAAGTTACGTCACGGAGCCCGGCCAATGTGCCGGGTTTTTATTGCCCACTGGAAGGGTGATTCAGCAAAAGGAATTTGCAGATGTTGAAAGAATTCAGATGCGGTAACTGCAAAAGACTTCTCGCCCGTACGGGTGGGTTTACAGAGCTCCAGATCAAATGTTCCCGATGCGGGACGTTGAATCATGCGAAGGCCACGAGCCCCGAGCAATCGCCTTTGAGCGACATGAAAGCGGAATCCTCCGCGACAAATCATTCGACTCAATAGGTGAAAAAATGACTATGCAAACTATCGGTAAAAACTTCGTAGGCGTAAGCGTGAACGGTGCTCTTGGTCCTTATAAAGTTGTGGGCCCAGAGCAAAACGTACACGGATTGATTTTGCGCACTTTGAATTTGAGTGCGGGCACCGTTGTACTTAGTGCCACGCCTCCGGTCAGTGGTGATATCACTAAAATTAGGGCTTTCACTCCTGATGTCAATGGCCGCACTGAGCCATTTCAAGTTCCGGCGGGTCTGGGTGTTTATATCGGTCTTCGTAACGATTTCAACCAGATGGTCAATGTCACTTGGGACTATCTGAACGCGGACGGTACCGTCGCTTAAGTCGACCTGAATGCAGGTCCGCGTGAGTGCGGCCTCAAGTAATACCGCGCGGCTCAGGCCGCGCATCTCTTCAGGCCTCGCCATCGCGCGAGGCCTTTTCGTCTTCGGCTCCACCACACCCATTGCTCCGAGCTGGGAGTGCTGCTGGAGCTGACTTATTTGTACAGGTCGTACCTCGGCCACCTTTCTCTATGGAGTGGCGATGGATCCTAACGACCTGGGCCCTGGCACGTTTGCGTGGCTTGGCGGTACCGGCACTGTGTTGCTCGGTGGTCTGTTGTGGCTGAGGAAATTCCTCTCGAAAGACGCGACCGACCGAGCCATGGATAACGCCGACATCGGCACAGTCCGCCGGCTCAACGAGCTGCTCGACACTGAGCGAGCCCGGGCGAATGCCGCCGAGGCCCGCGCCGACCAGTTCGCCAAGGAGCGCAACGAGCTCGCCGCAGCAGTAGGGCGGATGGAAGGGAAAATCGAAGCCCTTTCAAGCCAGGTTGCACAGCTCACCGCAACGGTTACCTCGCAGAGCGACGAGATTGCTCGCCTACGAACCAAGCTGGGAGGCGTCAACTGATGGACAGATGCGCAATCAACTTCATCGCCCGCCACTGGTGGAGGCGAGCAGAGGTCTGGGTTATCGCGCTGCTGCTGGTAGCTGGCGGGTCGATACTTGGATACCAGGCCGGCGTGTGGTCGGCCGGCACCGAACAGACCAAGCAGCTTGCCGAAGTGCGCGCCGCTTATGATGCCGCTTTGGGTAAGCGTGACCTCCGCCTTAGCAACCTGGCCGAGAAGACGCAGGACGCCGCAGTGAAGGTGCAAGAGGCATCGCACTCGGCGGTCCAGGCTGCTGACACAGCAAGCAAGGCGGCCGAGAAGGTCAGTGAAGCGGTAGAGCGGCAGGCGCCCTAATCCGCGCCACGTTTTCGAATGCGCCAAATCGTGGCGCGCAATGGAGTAGGGCATGACCGCGACCGTTCACGACATCGCCGACCAGTGCCCGCACCTGATGGTAGTAGCGAGCGACGGTGTGCACGTACTCCCGTACGCCCTGGTGCAGTCAGTGATTGATGGCGACAAGCCTTCGTCCATTCTGACCGGGCCAGTGGTTCGCCGGATCATTGAAGAGTGGCTGCAGAAGGTGACCGAATGAGCGGCAAGGTTCTGGAGTTCAAGCGGGAAGACTGGCGCGATGCCGCCAAGACCCTGCGAAAGATTGCCGACGACCTCGACGCTGGCGAGCATCCCGAATGCACCGTAGGCGCCCTGACGCTGATCGGCGCGAAGGGAGAGGTGACCGTGTTCGGCCTCGGCCCTAAGTGTGACGACCTTCAGTGCCTGGGTGCGATGCGCCTGGGTGAGCAGAAGCTGATTGATGTGCTGCTGGATATCGGGGAAGGGTAGGTGTGCCGCAGGTGAGTGCGGCACTGAGTAGCTCACTTCGCCCCTAAGGCCTTTTGAATCTCGTCGGCATAGGCAGAAAGGTTGCCCATTGCGGCTGTGAGTTGATTTGCGTCACTGGAGTGCGAAACGCTAGCCGCAATAACTTCTAGGGCAGTCGCAACTGCATAAGCTCTTTTCTGTTTTTCATCGAAAGCCTTGTTCATGCTGTTGTCCATTGCCGCGTGGATGGTAGTAGACATATCAACTTCCTTGGATTGATTGATCCTCACCAATACCGGCAAACCCCTAATATTTCAATCCCGCCTTTAGGTTTAGCTGAGACAATTTATGACAACCAAGCAACCCGACTGGGAGGCAATCGAACGTGCCTACCGGGCCGGTTCGCTTTCCATCAGGACTATCGCAGAGCGCCAAGGCGTGAGCGACACGGCAATCCGGAAGAAAGCCAAGGTTCAAGGATGGGCGAGAGACCTCTCCGACCAGGTGCGCAAAGAGGTTCGCAGCAAGCTGGTTCGCGGAGAGGTTCGCAACGACCAAGGCGCGAACTGCGAACTTGACGCCGAGATCATCGAAGAGGCCGCAGAAGAAGGGGCTCGGGTGGTTCGCAGCCATCGCCGAGACATTCGCAAGGCCACGAACCTTGCGAACCTGCTGATGGATGACTTGCTCAATACCATCCAGCGCCGCGAAGAGATCGAAGAAGCGATCATCGACGAGACTGACGAGGACAATAACGGGATGCGCCGGGCCTCGATGCTCGCTGCTGTCGCACTACCCAGCAATTCCAAAACCCTGTTCCAGCTTTCCTCTGCAATGAAGAACCTGCAAGTTCTGGAGCGTCAGGCATTCAGCCTGGACGAGAAGGAGAAGACGGACGACGCCGACGAGATCTCGAAGATGATGGATGAATTAACACAGGACGCCTGACATGAAGCCCGAGCACATGAAGCTGCTTCGGGATCGGTTTTGGCGACTGAATAACCTCTACTTCATCACCGACAAGCAGGGCAAGAAGGTTCGCTTCCGCATGACGCAGGAGCAGATTGATTACTTCCAGGGGATGCATACCCGGAACATCATCCTGAAGGCCCGCCAGCTGGGCTTTACAACGCTGGTGTGCATCGTCCAGTTGGATGCAGCGTTGTTCGAGGCTGCCAAGTGCGCCTTGATTGCTCACACGCTGAACGACGCGAAGCGCCTGTTTCGTGAAAAGGTCAAGTACGCCTACGACAACTTGCCGAAGGAGCTGCGCGCTGCCAACCCTGCGAGAAACGACGCTGCCGGTGAACTGGTGTTCAGTAAGGGCGGCTCGCTTTACGTCTCTACATCGTTCCGGGGCGGGACGCTGCGCTACCTGCATGTATCTGAGTTCGGGAAGATCTGCGCCAAGTTCCCGCATAAGGCGCGGGAGATTGTCACTGGTGCTTTCGAGGCTGTCGCTGCTGAGTGTTTTGTCACCATCGAGTCGACGGCAGAGGGCAGGGCCGGGTATTTCTTTGATTACAGTCAGTCAGCAGAGCGCCAGCAACTGGCTGGTGTGCCACTGGGCCTGCTGGACTGGAAGTTCTTTTTCTTCAGTTGGTGGAATAACAAGGCCTACAGCCTCGATTCTGCTGACGTAGTGCTGCCGCAGCGCCTGACCGACTACTTCAACGAACTGCACGCCAAGCACGGGATCGTCACCAACGACGGCCAGCGTGCGTGGTATGCGGCCAAGGAGAAGACACTCGGCGACGACATGAAGCGGGAGTACCCCTCAATCCCGGTTGAGGCCTTCCAGCAATCGGTCGAGGGCGCTTACTACGCCCAGCAGTTCACCAAGCTGTATGCCGCTCAGCGCATCGGCACTCTGCCCGACAACAGCCACCTGCCGGTGATGACCATTTGGGACATCGGCGTGAGCGACTCCACCGCCATTTGGTTCGTGCGCCAGGTTGGCGAGCAGTACCACATCATCGATTACTACGAGAACTCAGGCGAAGGCCTGCGGCATTACATGAAGGTGCTCAAGGACAAGGGTTACACCTATTCCGAGCACTGGGGGCCGCATGACATCGAGAACCGTGAGTTCGGCAGTGATGCGAAGACGCGCAAAGACATCGCCCGAGAAGGTTACGAAATCGACGGGCAGGTTTATCGGATGACGTTCCAGGTCGTCCCGAAAATCGGGGTGGACGACGGCATCGAGCAGGCTCGGGAAATTCTATCCAAGTGTGCCTTCGACGAATCCAAGTGCGAAGAGGGCATTGCCTGCCTCGAGAACTATCGCAAGGAGTGGGACGACAAGAAGGGCTGCTGGAAAGACAAGCCGCTGCATGACTGGACGTCTCACGGCTCCGATGCATTCCGGTACTTCGCTGTCGCCAAGAGCGCAAAGAAGCCGGTCAAATCAATCAAAATGGGATTCGCACGCTAATGGCAGACGTCACATACACCCGCCCGGAGTACGACGCGGCACAGTCCCGTTGGCGGCTGGTGCGCGACGTGTGCAAGGGCTCCGAGACGGTAAAGGGGCGCGGCGATGTGTATTTGCCCAAGCCCAACCATCACGACACCAGTCCTGAGAACATCGAGCGGTACAAGTCCTATAAGCAACGCGCTGTGTTCTACAACGCCACAGGCCGTACGAAACACAGTTTGGTAGGTGCCGTATTTCGTACGTGGCCGACGCTGACCGTTCCCGGCGCGCTCGATTACGTGTCCACGGACGTCGACGGGCAGGGAGTGAGCGTTTACCAGCAGTCGCAGTCGGTCATCGGGCATCTGCTCGAGGTAGGCCGTCACGGTCTGCTGGTGGATTACGCTGCGGTGCAGGCCGGCACAGTGAGCAAGGCAGATGAGCAGGCAGGGCGCGCCCGTGCGAACGTTGCGAGCTACCCGGCCGAATCAATCCGGAACTGGAAGACCCGCAAGGTCGGCGGTCAGCACCTGCTGAGCCTGGTGGTGCTGCGCGAAGAGGCAGACATCGACACTGATGATGGCTTTGGTAGCGAAAAGGTTGTGCAGTACCGCGTGCTGCGTCTGGATGTCGCCGGCGTGTATACCCAGGAGCTGTGGCAGGAAAGCTCAAGCGAGACGGCAATGGTCATCCCGCCATTCACGCCGCTCAATGGCGCTGGGCAACCATGGCGCGTGATTCCCTTTCAATTTCTCGGCAGCGAGAACAACGACACCAGCATCGATGACTCGCCGTTGTACGACATGGCCGTGCTGAACATCGGCCATTACTGCAACAGCGCTGACTATGAGGACTCAGTCTGGTTCTCGGGCCAGCCGCAGTTCTGGATTTCGGGGCTGGACGAGGCCTGGCGCGATCACCTTGAGGCAAATGGCATTTATGTCGGCTCCAGGGCGCCGCTGACGCTTCCCGCCAGCGGATCGTGCGGCTTTGCTCAACCTGAGCCGAATACGCTTGTGAAAGAGGCCATGGACGCCAAGAAGCAGGACATGGTGTCCCTGGGCGCCCGACTGATTGAGCGCGGCAGTGCGGTGAAGACCGCAACCCAGGCCGACAACGACAGCGCCGCCGAACACAGCGTTCTCTCCCTGGTGGTGAGCAACGTCAGCGAGGCGTACAGCCAGTGCCTTACGTGGATGGCCGAGTTCGTGAATGCCCCCGGCGAAGTGGTCTACAAACTCAACCAAGACTTCAGCCAGATCACTCTGGATGCAACGATCCTTGCGGCGCTGTTCAACGCAGTTCAGGGCGGCAAGCTACCCGAAGGCGACTTCTGGCAATACCTGCGTGACCGTGGCGTGATCAACCCGGAGAAGACCGACGACGACATCCGCGGTGAACTGGAAGCGCAAAGCACTGGGCCTGACCTGGATGACGACGAGGTAATTCCGAATGGCGGCAAACCAAGCAATCCTTGACGCCACCATCCGGCACGCGGTGTTCCTGGAGCAGCTGAAGTCGGGAGAGGTGAAGAAGTTCGCACCCTTCCTCAAGGAGATCGACCGCTCGATTCGTGAGCGGCTGACTCGGACAGACCTGACGGACTACACCGTTGCCCGCCTGGAGCGGCTGCTGAGCGAGGTCGACAGCCTGCTGCTGGGCATCTTCGATCGGTACAGCGAGAAGCTGAACCTCGACCTGGTGAATATCGCCAACTACGAAGCCGAGTTTGAAGCAACCAGCCTGACCCGGGCGGCACCGGTGGGTGTCACCTTCGACGCGGCGGTGCCAGGTGCTGCTGCGATCCGCGCGGCAATCCTCGCCAACCCGCTCAGTGTGCGCGGTGCCGACGGCGGGAAGCTGCTCAAGTCGTTCATTGATGGCTTCACCGCCACCGAGCGACAACGCCTCACAGGGGCGATCAGGCAGGGCTTCTTCGAAGGCCAAACCAACTTCCAGATCATTAAGAACATTCGCGGCACCAAGGCGCTCCAGTACAACGACGGCATCCTGGCCACGACAAACCGCAACGCCGGCGCCATCGTGCGGACGGCGGTGCAGCACGTCGCCACCCAGGCGCGAATGGAGACGCTGAAGGAGAACGCCGATGTCGTGCAGTCGGTGGAGTGGGTCAGCACCCTAGATTCGAAGACCACCAGCCAGTGCCGGACGCTGGATAAGCAACGGTTCAAGCTGACTGAGGGGCCTAGGCCACCGATCCATATCAACTGTCGCTCGACGGTGGTTGCGGTGACTCGCTTCAGCGCCTTGTTTGCCAAGGACGCCACGCGGGCATCCATAGGTGACGGCGGTGCCCAGCAGGTTAGGGCTGACCTCAGCTATTACGACTGGCTCAAGCAGCAGCCTGCGGCGTTTCAGGACAAGGCCATTGGCCCGGTTCGTGCCAAGTTATTCCGTGAAGGAGGTCTGAGCGTCGAGCGCTTCGCTGAGCTGCAACTCGATCGCAATTTCGCCCCGTTGACGCTTACTCAAATGCGTGCTTTAGAGCCTTTGGCTTTTGAGAGATCTGGATTGTCGGGCGTGTGAAAAGTAGCATGTCATGAGCAGACCAATGACGGTTTGCAAATCAAAGGACTTGAGCAGTGACCGCGCCATACGACTATCCCCATGTTTTGTTGCCAGTGTCTGTAGATCTAAAACAGCAAACAGATGAACAGCTCGAAAAAAACTATGCAGTGACATCTCAAAATACCTATGAGCTGAGTGACGAACAGCGCGATGAAATATGCAGGGTATTAGAGGGGACTGGCTTGACGTTCACGGAACCCATGGTTCTGGGGAGGCCGGTGCGCATTAACGGCGAAAATTTGATTCACCTAAAGATTAAAGGCTCTCACCAACTGGTCAGTGCAAAAGGGCCGGTAGAAGTGTAAGAGCATCCCATCTCTGAAAAACCCGCCTCAACAGCGGGTTTTTTTATGCCCGCAGGCAGGGCCTGCACCTACGTCTCTGGGAGACACCAAATGTTGAAATTCCAACTGGATACCCTGGAAGGGGTAGATGAAGCCGTGCGCGCTCTTTACACCGAGAAGGACGGCAAGTTCGTACTCGGCATTGAAGGTCTGCCGCAGCAAGAAGACGTATCTGGCCTGAAGGCCAAGGTCGACGAGCTGCTTGGCGAGAAAAAAGCCGCCGAGAAGGCCCGCAAGGACGCAGAAGAGCAGGCCCGACTGGAGCGTGAAGAAGCCGCCCGCAAGTCCGGCAACGTCGAGGAGCTCGAAAAGTCCTGGTCTGAAAAGTACAACCGCCGCGAAGCTGAGCTGAACGGCATGCTGGAACAGGAGCGTGGAACGCTGAGCACTCAGATCCGGGATCTGACCGTGGGCCGTACCGCTACTGACATCGCGTCTGCCCTGGCAATTCCAGGCAGCGCCAAAGCCCTGTTGCCGCACATCGAGCGCCGTCTGAGCGTCGAGCAGCGCGACGGGAAGCCTGTTGTGGTCGTCCTCGACCAGCAGGGCAAGCTCTCGGCGGCAACGCTGGATGAGCTGAAAGCAGAATTCGCAAACGACACGGCCTTCGCGCCGTTGATCGCGGGTAGCAAGGCATCTGGCGGCGGGGCTGCTGGTGCTGGAGGTGGCGGCGGGGCCGCAAAAGGAAAAATCGGCGGCACCAAAGAGGAACGGACGGCTGCTATCGCAAGCCGGTTCCCAGATCTCCCTCAATCGTAAGGAAATAACTCATGCCCCTGTCGCAAATGCAGGTTTTCAACGAATACATCATGCCGGCGACTCTCGAGACGCTGGATCAGTATCTCGCCGCGTTCAACGCCGCCAGCCGCGGAGCAATCGTGCTGTCTCCGGACGGCTTCACTGGTGACTTCCTCCAAGAGTCGTTCTTCCAGACCCTGGCCGCCGCCCAGCGCCGCGTGGATCGCTACAGCGCGAACGCCGCGGTTGCTGCAACCGATCTGACCGAGCTGAAGAACACTTCGGTGAAGGTAGCCGGCGGTTTCGGCCCGATCCGCTACGAGCCGTCGCAGATGACCTGGCTGGAGCGCCCAACCGCGCAAGGCATTGAAGTCGCCAGTCGCGCGTTCGCTGAAATCCTGCTGAAGGACCAACTGAACACCGCGATCGCCGCCCTGGTTGCCGCGATCACCGCACAGGCCGCCGCGGTAAACGATGTGTCGGCTACCGCTGGCATCACCTACGCCGGCCTGAACAACTCCCACGCGAAGTTCGGCGAAGCCAGCCAGAACCTGGTAACCCAGGTGATGCAGGGCACCAGCTACCACAAGTTGGTCGGCCAGAACCTGGCGAACCAGAACCAACTGTTCCAGGCCGGTAACGTCCGCGTGATCGACATTCTGGGCAAGATCTCCGTGGTGACGGATGCCCCGGCACTGATGCAGGCCGGTACCCCGAACAAGGAAATCATCCTGTCCCTGGTGCAAGGCGCTGCGCTGGTCCACGACGGCCGCGACATCATCAGCAACGTCCAGACCACCAACGGCAAGGAGCGTATCGAAACCACGCTCCAGACCGACTACACCTTTGGCCTGGGCCTGAAGGGCTACACCTGGGACACCACCACCGGCGGCAAGTCGCCAACCGACGCCGAGCTGGCGACCGGTACCAACTGGGACAAGACCGCCACCAGCATCAAGCACACCGCCGGTGTGGCTCTGATCGGTGACGCCTCCAAGTAACCCTGATAGCTGAGTCGGGCCCAGTGCCCGGCTTGGCGAGGACACGATCATGAGTAACAAGAACATCTGGTATCTGCCTGGTCCATTCCACCAGTATCAGGAGGACGTAAAGGCGTTGGCCAAAGCGAATGGCCTGCGTATTGTCGACGCAAGCGTTACCGAAAGCCGCGAGAATGCTGCCGACGATGTGCCTGACGTGACGGTCAAGGAGGTGCCGAAGGTGCTGCTGATCGATGGTGGTAACTCCAGCGTCAATATCGATGCATTCCGTGCCGAACTCGAATCTGTCGGCCTGATCGTCGAGTCATTCGCTGATCAGGCGCTGGTGCGCCCCGAAGGCGAACTTGGCCCTATCGCTGATCGCCTATTTCAGGTATTCGAGGCGGTAAATGCGGGCGTTGAAAGCCTCATCCGCGAGCGTGATGGTGAAGTGGAGAAGGTGAAAACCCTGCAACTGCAGGTAGATGACCTTCTCCAGCAGGTCGAGAAAGCCGGTCAGGTGGATGCTGAGGCGAAGGAAATCGCCGAACTGAAGGCTAAGCTCGACCAAGCGAAGGTGCCATACCGGGCCAACGCCTCCAAAGAATCCCTGGAAAAGCTCGTAGCTGAGCTGCCCAAGGAGTAATACTGCTGGCTGCCGGTGACCCGGTGGCCGATCTCAAACCATTCCAGCGAGTTGACGCATGACACTCATCATCGAGGACGGCACCGGCAAGCCTGACGCCGAAAGCTATGCGAGCGCCGAGGACCTGGCCCTGTATGCCTTTAAATTCGGCACGGTCATCCCCGCAGGCGCTCCCGAGCAGGAAGCGCTGCTGCGACGGGCTGCCTTGGCGATGGATGGCAAGACCTGGAAAGGCCGCAAGATGAGCAGCGAGCAGGCACTGGCCTGGCCGCGCCGGGGTGTTGAGCTGGACTTCCAGATCAAGCCAGACAACTACCTGCCCGCGCGAATCCAGTACGGGCAGATGGCCCTGGCCGCCGAGATCCATCAGGACGATATCGACCCGGTGGAGAAGCGCAAAGGCGCGGTAACGCTGGAGCGCGTCGAAGGCGCGGTAACTCGCGAGTACGCGACGATCTCCAACACCAGTGGTCGGCTGTTGCCGGCGGCACCGGACCGGCCGAGCGCTACGCAGTTTGCCGACTACCTTCAAAAGCGTGGGCTGTTCGCAGTGCGCGCATAGCTGTAATGGAGACCATAATGGCCTTTTACGACGAAATGGCCGTGATGGCTCTGGAGATGATCACAGAGTTCGGCCAGCCTGTGACCATCAGCAAGACTGAACCGGGCGAGTACGACCCCGAGACGGGTGGCGAAGCGCCGGGCGCGACCGTCGAGCAAACCGCCCAGGGCATCCTGCTTGACTTCACCGGCCTCGAATTCCAGAACAACAGCCTCATCAGGCAGGGCGACAAGAAGCTTAAGATCGCCGCGCAGGGCTTGGCCTGGGTGCCCGGCCTGCTCGACAAGGTGGTTGCCCAAGGCCGCACCTGGTCAATCGTCCCTACGCTGAAAGAGATCAATCCCGCCGGCACGCCGATCCTGTACGAGCTGCAGGTGCGGTCGTGAGCCGCGCAGGCGCCGGACAGTCCGGCAGCTTCGCCCTGAGCCTGGCCGAGTTCGCCGCCCAGGCCAGTGAGGCAATCGACGCGAGCTTGCGCGAAGTCATTATCGAGATCGGCAGCAGCATCATTCGCATGTCGCCGGTGGGCAACCCTGAGATATGGGCTGCCAACGTTGCTCATCGCGAGGCCAACTCCCGCGCTGCCGATGACTACGACTTCAAAGTCGCTGTACGCAACACGCTCATCAACCTGAACGAATCGAACTTCACGAAGGCGGGCAACCTCAAGCGCGGCGTGAAATATGCCAAACCGCTAACGAAGACCGAGCGCGACCAGAACTTCAGCGTGAATGGTTTGGTGGCTGGCCGGGACTATGTTGGCGGGCGCTTTCGGGCGAACTGGAATTTCTCCATCGGCTCTGTCGACAACAGCTTCCGCATTCACCCAGACCCGACAGGAACCGAAGCAACCGCAAGGCTTGTGGCGGGCGCTATTGAGTTCAAGGCGGGGCAGACAGCTTTCATCGTTAACAACTTGCCCTATGCGATCCCGCTGGAGTTCGGCCATTCCACCCAGGCCCCTGGCGGTATGGTCCGGGTAACCGTGGCTCGCTTCCAGCAGATCGTGCTGGAGGCCATCAGGAACAACCAGGTATGAGTCACGCAATTATCGCCTCGATTTACGAGGCCAAGCTCATCGCCTGGAACGCTGCCAGGTCGGACAAGTTCAAGATCGTTTTCGAGAACACGGCCTACGCGCCGGCTGAGGGCGAGACGTACCTTCGGGCCTTCACTATCCCGGGCGACACCGCGAGCAACACGCTCGGCGGTGATCACCGGCTGTTCACTGGAGTGTTCCAGGTCAGCATCATCGCGCCGGCGGGCACCGGCAAGATCAAGACCAACCCAATCACCACCGAACTTGTTGACCTGTTCCCGCTATACGCCAGGGACGCGAAGGGCGCGGTCACCGTGGTGACCATGTCGCCAGTTGACCCAGGGCCCGGCATCACAGGCGATTCAACTTATACCGTTCCAGTCTCGTTCTTGTACCGAGCCGACACCAACTGATCCCGCCCATTGGGCAAACCCAGAGACCCGCCATCGAGCGGTTTTTTTTACATCTGCAAAGAGGAAATACCCCATGGGCTACAAACTCCCGAACGGCGGCACCTTCCAGCACGCCGCAACCTACGCGACCGCACTGGCGTTCACTGCTATCAGCAATGCCGCCGAGGCTGTTGCCACTGTTGTCGGCAGCACCATCGCTGCCGGCGATATTGTTCTGTTGACGTCTGGCTGGAGCAAGCTGGATAGCAAGGTGGTGCGCGTGAAGGCGGCCACCGCGACGGCGATTACCCTGGAAGGCATCGACACTACCGACACGCAGGTCTATCCGGTCGCTGGCGGCGCGGGCACGATGCGCAAGGTGCTGACTTGGGTGCAGATCCCGCAAATCTCCGACATGGCCTTCTCCGGCGGCGAACAGAACTATCTGGATGTGGTGTTCCTCGAGGACGACCAGGGCAAGCAGATCCCCACCGACAAATCAGCGGCAAGCATGGTGCTCACCATCGCCGACGATCCGGCCCAGGCGTTCAACGGGGTGCTGCTGAAGGCTGACGCCGGCAAGCAGATCGAAGCCGCGCGTCTCAACCTGCCCGGCAACGACACTCTGCTGTACGGCACCTACACGTCGTTCTCCAAGCAGCCAGCGGTGTCCCGCAACAACCTGCTGACCCGAACCGTTAGTTTGGCGTTGCAGGCCGAGCCGACCCGCTACCTGACTGCGGCGGTGTAACCCATGGCTAAGATCCGTATTGCGCAAAAGGCTACGTTCAATGCGCCCGTGCTGATCCCGATCGTCGGCAGCGAACCCGAGAAGGTCGAATTCACCTTCAAGTACCGGGATCGCACCGAGCTTGCCGCTCTGTTCGATGAATGGAACGAGGCGCGGAACAAGGCGCGGGCCGCGCTGGGCGACAAACCTTCTTGGTCTGAAGTGGTTGCCGTGGACACCGAGCAGCAAACCCAGCAAATCAAGGACCTGGTAATCGGCTGGGGTTTCGACGACGAATACAACGACGACAACATCGTCGCATTCGTGAAGTCCTGCCAGGGTGCCGCCGAGGCGGTCGTTAAGGCCTACGAAGGCGCTTACAGCCAGGCCCGACTGGGAAACTGACCGACGCTGCCCGCGCCATGTACTCGCCGAGCGTGCCCGACGCGATTATCGGGATGTTTGGCCTTGCCCCTGGCGACCTGGTTGAAGAAGTGGAGGTCTGGCCCTGCAACTGGCCGGCCTTCCTTCTTTTTAACCGAATGTCCACCCAGTGGCGAGCAGGCGCCGGCGGCGCGATCGGTCTCGACTACAGCTGCATCCGCGACGTGGCCGGATTCCTCGGCATCAAGAAAAAGAAACTCGCTGAAATCTTCCCTGACCTTCAGGTGCTGGAAGGCGAAGCCCTGCGCGTCATGGCGGAGGAAAGGGAAAACAGCCCGTAACCACGGGCACTTATTCAAGGTGAGTCGATGAACATTGCAGAACTCGGCGTCAAAATCGACTCGGCCGATGCAATCCAGGCGAAAACGAGCCTGGATGAAATGGCGAAGGCCGGCGGCAGGGCCGAGCAGTCCGCCGTTTCGCTGATGAACGAAATGCAGGCCCTGGAAAAGTCGCTGTCCACCAGTGCCAAAACTACCCAGGACCTGGCGAAGCAGCGTGACGCTCTCGCCAAGCTGACCAAGACCGGCGCCTATGGCGAGGCCGAGGCGGCGAAGATCTCCGCTCAGTTGGACAAGCAGCAGATTGCCCTCGCCAAGTCAGCCCTGGACGAACAGAAGGCCCTGAACAGCCTGCTGGGTGCCATCGACCCGGCTCGGGCTGCACTGGCCAAGCTGGACACCCAAGTCGAGCAACTTGGCAAGCATCTGGATGCCGGGCGAATTAGCCAGGACCAGTACAACAGCGCCCTGGGTAAAATCGACAAGGATTACGCCAAGCTTGAAAAGACCACCACTGGCTTCGACAAGCTGCGTCTCGGCACCCGCCAAGCCCAGGAAAACGTTGTACAGCTTGGTAACGCGTTATCGTCGGGCGACTGGGGTAGCGGCGTTCGCGCAGTAGCTCAGTTGGGCGCCGGTGCCGGTGCTGGTGCTGCCGGCCTGCTCGCCATCCTGGCGCCGCTGGCTTTGGCCACTGCTGCTGTGGGCGGCCTGGCTGTTGCGTACTACAGGGGCAGCGAAGAGCAGGACCGCTACAACAAGTCACTGATCCTCACTGGCAACTACGCCGGCGTGAGTGCGGGCCAGTTGGGCGACATGGCGCGGCAGGTCAGCGCTACCGTGGGCACCACTGGCCAGGCCGCCGAAGTCTTGGCCCTGCTGGCTGGCAACGGCAAGATCGCTGGCGAGAGCTTTACCGGCATCGCCCAGGCTGCAGTGTCCATGCGGGAGGCCACGGGCAAGGCGGTGGGCGAGACAGTTGCTGAGTTCTCCAAGCTGGCCGACGACCCGGTCAAGGCGTCTGCTGCGCTGAATGATCAGTACCACTACCTGACGGCGTCGGTTTACTCGCAGATCGCCGCACTGGAAGAGCAGGGCGACCATGCCGGCGCGGTGAAGCTGGCCACCGAGCAGTACGCCGATGCGATCAATGAGCGTACGCCGAAGATTCTGGAAAACCTTAGCTTTTGGGAGCGCGCATACAACGCTGTCGCCAAGGCAGCTGACGGTCTCAAAAACGCCGGGCGGCGTGACATCAATTCGGACATCGAGAATGCCAGGTCGGACCTGCTCGAAGCCCAGAACATGGACGGTTTGTTTCAGAACCAAAAGTCCAAGGATGCACTGATCGAGTTCCGGCAGAACCGCCTGAACATGCTGGAGGACGAGAAAGCCGCCCAGGCCGACATCGCCAAGTGGGAGGGTGAGCAGGCCAAGGCTCAAGGCGCGGCTGTCACGGCAATGACGAAGGTCGACGCATTGACCAAGTCGTCGCTGACCAATGAGCAGAAGCGGACCAAGGAGCTTGAGGACTATAAGCAACAGCTCGACGACATCCGCAAGGTAGCGCCGAACGATCCTCGACTTGCCCAGGCAACGGTCGACAAAAACATTGCCAACATCAACGCCAAGTTCAAGGATCCCAAAGCCGCCGGAACGCAGGTCGACCTCACCAGCTTCAACAACGCCAAGAACGATCTGGCAGCCATCACCGACACCTACAAAAACTACCAGAAGGAACTGGAAGCGGCGCAGAAGGCAGGCCTGCTGTCCGAGGAAGACTATCTGCTGCGGCGCCAGGCGCTGATCGGCAATCAGCTCGACCAAACCAAGGCTGCCTACGAGGCTGAGATTGCCGCGCTGGAAGCCGCCAAGGGCAAGAAGACCACGTCGGCCGCGCAAATCATCCAGCTGGACCAGAAGATCGCTGACGCGCGCGCAGGGATGGTCAAGGCGCAGAAGGATGCCGATAGCCAGCTGGAGGTGTTGGCGACCAACGAGACCGGCCGCCTTGCCAAGCAGGAGCGTTCGATCAGCACATACGTGCAGGCGCTGGGGCAGCAGCAGCGGGCCTTGGAGCTGGCAGGCCAGCGCGCAGTGCTTGGCGTGGGCCGTGGCGACCGGCAAAACGCTCTCAGCGGCGAGCTGAACAGCCAGCAAGATCGGTTTTCTCAGCAGACGCTGGAGCTTGCGAACCAAAAGTCCGATCCGTCGCGCAACATGTCGGAGGAAGAGTTCAAGAGGAAATCTCAGGCGCTCGCCGACGCGAACAAGGCCGCCACTGACCAGATCCGGCAGAACTACGTGGATGTGGAGAGTGCCCAGGGCGATTGGACGAAGGGCGCAACGGCGGCCTGGGAAAACTACCTGGACTCGGCAAAGGACATTGCCGGCCAGACCAAGAGCCTGTTCGGTAATGCCTTCAGCTCCATGGAGGATTCCATCGTCAACTTTGCTATGACCAGCAAGGCGTCGTTCTCGGACTTCGCCAAATCGATCCTGGCCGATATGGCGCGAATCGCCACCCGACAGGCAAGCTCTGCATTGTTGGGCAGCCTGGTGGGCGCAGCGGCCAGCTACTTCGGCGGCAGCGCTGCGGGCGGTGGGAACGGACTGGCTGCTGGCTCTGCTGGGGCGACTTCGTCGAACCTCGGCGCATCGGCAGCGGGCTACTCTAGCACCTACTTTCCGCAAGCCATGGGCGGCGCCTGGTCTGGTGGAGTGCAGATGTTCGCCGACGGCGGTGCATTCACGAATTCCATCGTCAGCAAGCCAACGGCGTTCGGCATGGCCAACGGCAAGATGGGCGTAATGGGTGAGGCTGGGGAGGAGGCGATTATGCCGCTGACTCGCACGTCGAGCGGCAAGCTTGGCGTAATGACAATGGGTGGAGGCGGCGGCACTCAGATCAATGTCGAAGTGCATATCGATGGTGACGGCAACGCTTCTTCCACCGCTGACGCACCTGGTTACGACCTGTTCGGTAAAGAGCTGGCGACCTTCGTGGAGCAGAAGTATCAGGAGCTGCGGAGCAGGGACATGCGCCAAGGCGGCGTCATCAACAAAGCAATTAAGGGGCGATGATGGCTATCGAACGATTCACCTGGGCGACAGAGAAGGGCGCGGAGGGCGATATTGCCCAGCGTGTCCGCTCCAAGCAGTTTGGCGATGGCTACGAGCAGTCGGTCGAAGATGGCATCAACAACCGGTCGCAATCCTGGCCGGTGACCTTTACCGGCCTGAAGCCTCGTATCAAAGACATCATGGATTTTATCGACCGGCACAAAGGGGCGAAGGGCTTCCTCTGGGAGCCGCCTCTGGGGGAGCTTGGCCTCTACAAGTGCAACGGCTACCAGCCGATTCACCGCGGCGGCCAGGTCTACGCCATCACTGCCACCTTCCAGCAAACCTTCCACCCCTGAGATAACCGCCCATGGCATTGATCACGGACATCCAGAAACTGGAGCCGGGTGGCGAGATTCGCCTATTCGAAATTGACGGGACTGAGTACGGTGCCGATTACCTGCGGTTTCACGGGCACGCCATACCGCATACGCCAGAGGAGCTGCTGGCCTATGAGCATTCGGAAGAAGACCTGCCGGCCAAGTCGATTATCTGGCAGGGCCAGGAATACGCAGCCTGGCCGGTGCAGATCGAGGGTATTTCCTCGAGCAGCGACGGCACCGCCTCTCGACCAACCTTTGCCGCCGGCAACGTCAACGGTCGCGTCACGGCGCTGTGCTTGGCCTTCGAGGACATGCTGAAGTTCAAGCTGACGGTTCGCGAGACCCTGGCCCAGTACCTGGATGCGGCCAACTTCCCCGATGGCAACCCAACTGCTGACCCGACACAGGAAGCGCTGGAAATTTGGTACATCGACCAAAAAACCAGCGAGGACGGCGAGGCTGTGGTCTGGGAGTTGTCTTCACCGGGCGAGATCGATAACCACGGTCTTCCCGGCCGGCAGATGACCACCTTCTGCCATTGGGCCATGACCAATGGTTACCGGGGGCCGGACTGCGGGTACACCGGAGCGGCGATGCTCGATGACGAGGACAACCCCACCGATGACCCAGCCCTGGACCAGTGCAAGGGCTGCCTGTCGTCCTGCAAGCTGCGCTTCGGCGAGAACAACGAACTTTCCTTCGGTGGATTCCCCGCCGTTTCCCTGATAGCACGGAGCTGACCATGCGCAAGCACGTCATTGACGCCATCCAGGCGCATGCGGCAGCCGAGTATCCGCGAGAGTGCTGCGGCCTGCTGCTGGCCATTGGTCGCAAGCAGAAGTACTTCCCGTGCCGGAATATCGCCACGGAGCCGAGCGAGGAGTTTCGTCTCGATCCCGAGGACTACGCAGCGGCGGAAGACTTGGGCGAAGTGATGGGCATCGTTCACTCCCACCCGGACGCAACCAGCAGGCCGTCACCGCATGATTTGGCCATGTGCGAAGCCACGGCGCTGCCCTGGCACATTCTGTCCTGGCCCGAGGGAGATTTGCGCACGATCACGCCCACGGGCTGCACGCCGCTGCTCAAGCGGCCCTTCGTGCACGGCGCATGGGATTGCTGGCAGGTCTGCGCTGACTGGTACCAGCGTGAATGGGGGCTTGAGTTCGAAGCCTTCCAGCGCACCGACGGCTGGTGGGAGAGTGCGGAGAGCGCGAGCCTGTACGAGCAACATTACGACGCGGCCGGCTTTGTGCGAGTCGACCGGCCGCAGCGCGGCGATCTGATCGTTATGCATGTGGGCCGGACAGTTCACCCGAACCACGCTGGGATTTACCTCGGCACAGATCCGTCGCTGCCTGGCGAAGATTCGGGCGTGTTCGGCCCCGGGCCTTTTTTGCTGCACCACCTTTACGGCAGGCCGTCGGAGATCATCGTCTACGGCGGCCCCTGGCATGACCGGACACGCCTGATCCTCAGGCACAAAGACGCAAGACAACCAACATGACGCGGCAGGGCCGCTGGGGCGCTATATGAAACTCGTTCTTGTAAAGACTAAGGATGGATGTATTGCTATTGCCGGCATTGGGCTGGGCGAAGCACGGGCACCGGTGTGTGAGCACTCGACACCCGGCAATAAGTCAGGAGATGTTGGATTGCAGGATAGACATAATCTGTAGGTAGTTGGCTTGATGGCCGTTCTCGACTTGAACGGATTTTGCGCCCTCTAAATCATCCCAAAGAGCCTGTCTGTCGACAGAGTCCAGCTTGGATACAACCTTGATAATTGATCCCAAGGCATTCAGTGTTGCAGCCGCCATGGTATTTGCCGATTGCTCAAGCGCTACTAGGCGTTGATCTACAGTTTGCATTTGACCTCCAGTTCATAAACGCGCCGATATTGGCGCTACCCCAGTCCTTGGGCTTGCAGGCGTAGGACTGGGAAATCCTTTCTTCACTCATTCGAGTATTTGAAATGACTCAAATCGAACGTAGCGACATCGCGCGCACGATGGATGCGCTCGCGGTAGCGTTGGCTGATCACGGGCACATCTGGAGTGATGAGCTGAGAGCTTCCTACGAGCGCGCCACGGAAATCCTCAAAGCTTGCGATTGTAAGGTGACTGATTCGTCGGCTTGAGGCTGATGCCCAGCTCGGCGGCCTTGCTGTAGATTGACGCCTCAGAACGGCCAAGCTTGATGCCGATTACGCGGGTTGGGGTGTTACCTGCGGCCAGCTTGCGTAACAGTGCAACATCCGCTGCACTCCAGGCTGATCCGCCCTTTGGTGGTTGCTTGGCCATTGCACAGTTCCTTCTGGGTTGGAGGCCAGACGCTACTACTGATAGCGGCCTGGGCGTTACTGGCATTCCATCCACGCTGGATGCCCGGACAGGTCCGGGGTACAGTCGCTACTTTCAGGACGAGGATCGATCATGCGGATTTTGATAGCGGCGGTAGCGGTGGCGATGCTGGCGGGGTGTGCCTCATCGGCAATCTCGGTGCGAGATGCGAATCCGGTCCCGTCGGACGAGGTGTATGCCTTCCAGACTAAACCAGCTGGCGAGAGCGGGAAAATCACCGTGGTGCGCGACTCCGGCGCGGTCGGTTCTGGCTGCGACATCGTTGTTTATGTCGACGGCCGCAGGGCAGCAAAAATCGGGACTGGTCAGCGGGTGACGTTCTACCTTCCGCCTGGGGCGCCCAATCTCGGCGCAGGCCTGGCAGGCTCTGGCTTGTGCGCAGGCGCTGCAATTCGAACCATCGCAGCGACGGTGCAGCCAGGCAAGGAAAGCCTGTACCGTATCAGCGGCGACATGGCTGGGTTCTACATAGGGCCTTATGTCGATTACAACTGAATCAATAAAACCTTGAAGCCGCCTCCGGGCGGTTTTTTGTTGCCCGGAGAAAGTGATGCAGGCATCAGCGATCAACTACCAACCCATGACGACAATTCGCCTGCATGGGCAACTCCGACAGTTCGGAAAGTCCTTCAGGCTCGCGGTGAAATCGGCGGCGGAGGCGATCAAAGCACTATGCGTGCAGATCCCTGGATTCGAGCGGTTTCTTTCGAACGCCAAGTCGCGCGGCCTTGAGTTCGCGGTGTTTCGCGATAAGCGCAATATCGGGGAGAAGGAGCTGAGCTACAACGGTGTCGGAGACATCCGCATTGCGCCCGTGGTCGTAGGCAGCAAGCGCGGCGGTATCCTTCAGACCATCGTCGGCGCGATCTTGATTGTCGTGGGGGTTATTTTCTCGGCAACACCGTTCGGTACCCCGTTAATTGGGGCAGGCATCGGCCTTGTCGCCGGCGGCGTGATCCAGATGCTCAGCCCTCAGGCTGGCGGCCTAAAAACCAGCGCCGCGCCAGAGAACACGCCCGGCTACGCCTTCGGCAGCGCCAAGAACACCACGGCGTCGGGTAATCCGGTCCCGCTCTGCTACGGCAAACGCCGGGTGGGCGGCGCGATCATCAGCGCCGCGATCTATGCCGAAGATCAGATGTAGCGAACACCTGAAACACCGCTGCCGCCCATGAGGCGGTTTTTTATTGCCTGGAGAAAAGCATGGGCGCAGCACGCAAGATTGACATCCACGGCGCCAAGGGCGGCGAAGATAAACCAAAAACGCCGACCGAAGCGCCAGACAGTCTTCGTTCTGTCGCCATTGCCAAGATGCTCATTGCCATTGGTGAGGGCGAGTTCGAAGGGACGCCAACCGCCAAGGATATCTACCTCGACAACACGCCGCTGCAAGACCCGCAGGGCAACATGAACTTTCCGAACGTGAAGTGGGAGTGGCGCACCGGTGCAGTTGACCAAAGCTATATCCAGGGCATCCCTTCAGTCGAGAACGAGACCACCATCAGCACCGAGCTGCGCAGCGGGACGCCATGGGTGCGGGCCATCAGCAATACCCAGCTTTCCGCCGTGCGCGTTCGCTTCGCGTGGCCGTCGCTTCAGTCCGTGGACTCTGGCGGCAACGTCAATGGCTACCGGATCGAATACAAGGTTGAGCTAGCTACCGATGGCGGCGCCTATCAGCAGGTGCTGAGCGAGGCTGTAGATGGCAAGACCACCAGCCTTTACGAGCGCACGCGCCGTATCGATCTGCCAAAGGCCACCACTGGCTGGCTGATGAAAATCACCCGGCTGACCATCAATCAGAACAACAACAAAATCTCCGACACCATGCAGATCGCCGGCTTCACTGAGGTGATTGACGCCAAGATTCGTTACCCGAACACAGCGCTGCTTTACATCGAGTTTTCTGCTGAACAGTTCCGCAGTATTCCAGCGGTCACCGTCGAGACCAAGCTGAAGAAGATGCAGGTGCCGAGCAATTATGACACCGCGTCTCGCACCTACTCGGGCATTTGGGACGGCACATTTAAGCTGGCTTGGACCGATAATGCGGTCTGGATGACCTACGACATCACCACGGCCGACCGCTTCGGCCTGGGCCGTCGCATCAAGCCGTGGATGGTGGACAAGTGGGAGCTCTACCGCATCTCCCAGTACTGCGATCAGTTAGTGCCGGACGGGAAGGGGGGCCAGGAGCCGCGCTTCATCTGCAATCTGAACCTGCAGAGCAAGGCTGACGCCTGGTCGCTGCTTCAGGATATCTCGACCATCTACCGTGGCATGACCTACTGGGCTCAGGGCCAGGTATTCACGCTGGCGGATATGCCGCGCGCGGCCGACTTTGACTTTGCCTACACCCGGGCGAACGTCATCGACGGCAAGTTCACCTACTCGAGCGCGTCGGAGCGCACCCGGTACACCCGGGCGCTGATCAGCTACGACAACCCGCTGAACAACTACGATACTGACGTCACTGCGGTGACCGACCAGAAGCTGCAGCGGCGCTACGGCGACAACCCGCTGGAGATCAGTGCCATCGGCTGTACCCGCGAATCCGAGGCCCAGCGCCGCGGCAAGTGGGCGTTGCTCACCAACTCCAAGGATCGGGCCGTCACCTTCAAGGTAGGCTTGGACGGGCGCATTCCGCTGCCTGGCTACGTGATCCCGATCGCTGACGAGCTGCTGGCCGGTCGTCCGGTGGGTGGGCGCATCTCGGCGGTGAATGGCAAAGTCATCACTTTGGATCGCGACACCCAGGCCAAGCCCGGCGACCGGTTGATCCTCAACCTGCCTGACGGCAAGTGTGAGGGGCGCACGGTTCAGCTTGTCAGCGGCCGGCAGGTCACCGTGACCGTCGCCTATTCCGTGCCGCCTGAGCGTGAACTGGTGTGGGCTCTGGATGCTGATGACCTTGCCATTCCACTTTACCGCGTGGTGAGTGTGGCCCGGCCAGAGCCAGGCGTGTTTGAGATATCGGCCGTTCAGTACGACCCGAGCAAGTTTGCGCACATTGACACCGGCGCGCGCCTGGAAGAACGGCCGATCAGCGTTATCCCGATTACCGTGGTTCCGGCACCCGCCAGCGTCACGATCACATCGAACGTGTCGATCGACCAGGGCCTGGCCATCAGCACCATGAATATCTCATGGCCTGCCGTGAACGGTGCCGTCGCCTATGACGTGGAGTGGCGCAAGGACAGCGGCAACTGGATCAAGGTGCAGCGCACTGGATCGACCAGCGTCGACGTCACTGGGATCTATTCGGGCGCCTACCTGGCACGGGTGCGCTCAGTGAGCGCCTTCGAGATCTCGTCTATCTGGAAAAGCTCGAACCTGACCAACCTGGAAGGGAAAACCGGTCTGCCGCCGGCGGTATCGTCACTGACCACCACAGGCGAGCTGTTTGGGATCAGCATCAAGTGGGCCTTCCCGCCAGGCGCCGAAGACACGCAGCGCACCGAGGTGTGGTATGGCCCGGTCAACGACCTGAGTGCGGCGACGAAGCTGGCCGACCTGGCCTATCCGCAGGCCGACTACCGCATGCAGTCGCTGCTGGCCGGCACAACCCTGTTTTTCTGGGCGCGTCTAGTGGACCGCACCGGCAACGTCGGCCCGTTCTATCCGGTGGTCAATGGGGTGATGGGTCAGTCCAGTTCCAATGCAGGCCCGATCCTCGAGCAGATCAAGGGGCAAATCGACGAGACCGCGCTGGGCCAACTGCTGAAGGATCGCATTGATCTCATCGACGGAAATGGTCCTGGCTCGGTAAACGGCCGTATCGACGCCGCGAAGGAAGAGCTGGAGCAACTGATCGGCGAGGTTGTCGACGCGCTGGAGTACGTGCCGACCAAGGCCTATGCCCAGGGCGAGATAGTGCGGGTTGGGCAGCACCTGTACCAGGCCAACGGCCAGGTACCGGCGAACAACCCGCCTCCGAACGCGACCTACTGGACCGACATCGGCACAGTGGTGCAGACGGTCAACGCGCTGGTGACTCAGGTTCAACAGAACTCGGCCACCATCAACCAGCACGGCCAGGACATCTCTGCCCAGGCCCAGCAGTTGAACGCGGTGAAGGCAACGGTGAACGATCCTGTCACCGGCGTTACGGCTACGGCCAACGTGCTCAGCACGCTCAATGCCTCGGTGACCACGCTCGACGGCAAGGTCACCACCACAGCTCAGCGGGTCGACGGCATATACCTGCAGGTCAATCCGCCGCTTCAGGGTGACGACAGTGCTTTGATGGGATCGGAGGCGAGCTACGTCGGTGTTTGGTCGACCCAGTCCGCCCTGATTGAGGGCGACCTGGTGCAGGGGCAGCGTACAGACCTTGTCGAGGTCAAAGTTGCCAGCAACACTGCAGCGGTAGTGGCAGAGCAGACCGCGCGGGTAAATGCTGACGGGGCTCTTTCCAGTCGGATCGACACCGTCACGGCGCAGACTGCCAGCAATGCCTCAGCAGTTCAGGGAGAAATCACTGCAAGGACGAATGCTGATCAGGCGCTCGGCCAGCGCATTGACACGGTTCAAACGACGGTGGGCGGGAACTCGCTGGCCATCCAAACCAACAGCACCGCGATCCAGACGGTGAATGGCAAGGTCACGGCGAACTGGTCTGTGCGGATGCAGTACGAATCCGCCACCGGCCTCTACAAGTACGCTGGGATCGGTCTTGGATTGGAGAATGGACCGGGCGGCCTGCAATCGCAGTTCATCATTGATGCCGACAGGTTCGCCATCGGGCAGGCCGGCACCGTGCCGTTCGCTGTCACCGGCGGGCAAACATTCATCAAGGCTGCCTTCATTCAGGACGCCTCGATCACAAACGCCAAGATCGGCAACTACATCCAGTCGAACAATTATGTCGCAGGCCAGACGGGGTGGAAGTTGTTCTTTGACGGGACCTTCGAGATGAACGGTGTGGTGCCAGGGCAGGGGCGCTCTGTCATGACAAACCGATCATTGCGCTTCTGGGACGTGAACGGGGTCAAGCGAGTTCAAATCGGAGATCTCACTGAATGACAGAGGGTATCCGAATATGGGGACCTACCGGCCTGCTTGAACTTGATGAAACGTCTTTCACTGTTGGCGTTACCTATTCGGCAATAGTCTCAAGGTCAGGTTCGGCTGGCAGGACTCAGTTTATATCAATATCGGGGGTAGATCCTGCAACGCACTCAGCAGTATGTGTCCCAATCGCCGCATATGACACGGGCGGGCAGAACTACGCCTCTATTCAATACACTGCAATAGTTAACTCTGGAGGCGTGACCATTTATTTTGGTAGCCCCGCAGCAAATACAGGGCCATTAGGAACTAGCAATCAGAGGCTTTTAGTAATGAGGTTCAGATAATGGCTTATGGAGCGTCGTTTAAAAATAACAGCGATATCGTGACCATTGATACGGAGTTCTCAAGGCTAGTTGTTCTCGAGAAAGGAAGCTGGAACGGAACCGGCTCAGGAGTTTCTGTAGCGTTTGCAAAAACGGTAACAACTAGTGAGCCTCCCCTGGTATTTGTAAGGCCTGCTCAGTCGAACACCTTGTGTTTCTGTGTAATACAGGGCGCTCCAGGTGGCTGGACCGGGTTTTCCTTTCGAGGAATTGTAGGCACTGCAACTTCCGGAGCATGGTTTTCCGCTGCGTTCATGTCTTTCCCTACCGCGACATATGGAATGCGATTGTGGGATGGCTCTACAAAGCTTTTATTCGATAATGGTACGCCCTGCGCACAATTTACAAGATCCATTACTTCGTGGACTTATCTTGGCGCAGCACAAACCAGTCAAGGGGTATATAGATACAGTTGGACCGCACCGTCAAGTTTGTCTAGTGGCGATTACATGATGCTGAATAATGTAGCCATGGATATGGCTGGCGTCGTATCAAGGCAGGGGAATATGTACGCCGTTTGGGAATACCAAAACGACAGAGTTGTAATGCAGGCTGTAGGCGCCGATCTTCCAAGTGCTTTTTATATGCCGGTTGTTTTTGCTAAGCCTGTAGCGTAGTTAAAATATAAACGACTTAAGAGGTTCATTTTATGGCAAGGCAAGATATCAACCTTGGCACAGCTCCAACAGGAGCTGGCGGCGATACCACAAGAAGTACTGGTTTCAAAATCAACGCCATGACTGCTGAGCTCTATGCTGCCTTGGGTGCTCCTTCAAGCGGGGCAATTCCTGCCGCGCTGCCGGTGAATAGAGGTGGTACTGGAGGTTCGACGCAAGCTGCGGCCCAGGTGGCGCTCGGCTTGGGCACCGCCGCCACTCTGAATACGGGCCGCTCAGCCGGAAATGTGCCGACTATGGAGATGATAGGCATCGCCAGTTCCGAGTCGACGGTTCCGTGGACAGCGGAAAACTACGCGGGAATTGATAACAAGGTTTTCTCATCGGCCGCGTCTGGCCTGAATCCACAAGGCGGCACTGGTCTTTATTACCGGCAGACCATTCAATTCGGCACCACTGGCAACAGGCTCATGATTGCATGGCCTTACGGCCTGACTGGTAACACGGGGACCATCAAGATGCGATCCGTCTACAACGGAGCTGTAACCCCTGAAATTGAGCTTTACCACACAGGCAATACCACCCGTGCTTCTGACGGCACCCTCAAGGCGATCTAAACATGGCAAGAGCAGCAATTAACGTATTGGGCGCGACTGGCGACACCTACGACTTTGTAACGAATGGTGCAGGTACTGTCACCTCTTCGCGCAAGTCTACTGGCGTTTATTTGATCGTCGGATCCCTGGGCATGGTTCCTTTTCCGCCGTTGGATGATGGCTGGGGCTACACCGTTAACCGGGTGGACAGTCGCGCCGACGTGGATGTGGATTTTGCCGACGGCGTTCTGACCGTTACGGTGACCAAGGACGGTAAGCCGTACGACCTCAAGCACATGATCACTCTGCACATCCTGGTGCCGGATGCGCCGGTGGTTTCTATACCTGCACCTGCACCTGCACCTGCACCTGTAGCCGAGCCGGAAGCAGTCACTGACGCCTGATAGCCCGCCGAATACAGATGCCCGCCACTGAGCGGGCTTTTTTTCGCCTGGAGAAAGCCATGCCCATCACTGAGCAGCAACTGCTGCAGATCCTCCCGAACGCCGGCCGCAATGCCGGCGTTTTTGTTCCCGCCCTGAATACGGCCATGAGCCACTACGGCATTGTGGGTGCCGCGCGCGTTGCGGCGTTCATCGCTCAGATCGGTCATGAGTCCGGGCAGTTGCGCTGGGTGCGCGAGATCTGGGGCCCCACCGCGCAGCAGCTCACGTACGAAGGCCGTGCCGACCTGGGCAATACCGAGAAGGGTGATGGCTCCAAGTACCGTGGGCGGGGTCTGATCCAGGTCACTGGCCGGGCGAACTACAACGCCTGCGGCGAGGCCCTTGGCCTGGACCTGATCAACAAGCCGGAGCTGCTGGAGTTGCCGCAGCACGCGGCCATGTCGGCTGCCTGGTTCTGGTCGACGCGCGGACTGAACACGCTTGCGGATCAAGGGGAGTTCGTGAAGATCACTCGGCGCATCAACGGGGGCGTGAACGGGTTGGCCGACCGCCAGGCGCTGTACGAAAAGGCGCTGAAGGTGCTGGCATGACGCCGGTGCAGAAGCTGGCCGGACTGGCGGTGCTGATCATGTTGCTGATGGCCGCCGCTGCCGGCGTCACCTGGCAGGTGCAGGACTGGCGCTTGGGCAAGAAGCTCTCCGAGCAGGCCGGCCTGCACAAGGATGACCTGGCCGCTATCAGCAATTCCGCCGCCGCGCAGGTACGAGCTGAGCAGGACAAGCGCCTGGCCATCGAGAAACAAATCGCCACCCAGGACCAACAACACATCAAGGAATTATCCGATGCCCAACGTAATCAGGCTGCTCTGCGTGATCGCCTTGCCACTGCTGATGTGCGGTTGTCAGTCCTTCTCGACGCCACGGATTCAGCCAGTGGCTGCGACGTGCCTGCCGCCCCCGGCGCCGTCAGCGTGGTTCATGCAGCCCGTCGAGCCCAACTTAACCCAGCGCATGCTCAAAGAATTATCGCCATCACCGACGCCGGCGACCAAGGACTGATCGCGCTGCGGGCCTGTCAGGCGTACGTCAGGACGGTGGCCCCCGGTACACTTTCAGTTCGAGCAGAAGCCGCTGATTCTCCCTGAACAGGTGGTCTCGCTGCCCTGTGATCGTATCGATGGGGCGAAAGCTGTGGTTGCCAGATGTTTCGTCGCCAATTTCCAACAGGCGAGCCTGAGCCCGCTTTAGCGATGCCTCGGCCTTGCTCTTGCCGGCCAGCAGCAGGTCATTCATCTGGACAAGCCCGGCAATGTTTGCCCTTGCCCTGGTCAGTAGCTGATAGGCGCTGTTCAGCTCATCCTCGAGCAGCGCGCACTGATGCTGGTACATTTCCAGTGGCGTGGGGCATCCGAGCCAATCATCGGTATCTGCGTCAACGGTCATGGTGGAATCTCAAATACTGTATGTGCGTACAGTAATCGAGGCGGCGCATTGCGAGAGGTGATTGCCGACGAAATGCAGTGCTGCTCGACGATCAGTCAGGAGCCATCAGCACAGCGAGGGTCAGCTTGATGAAGTCTTCGTTCTGATCAATGGTGTGCAAGGCGCCTCGGATGTTCTCGGCGACATCGGACGAGCCGCGCTGCTCTACCCAGTTCGAAAGCTCCATGATGGAGGCTTCCAAGGCAAGCTGGTTTTCGTAGAGTTTTGAAAGCAGGGAAGGGATCAGATCTGAATTTGGCAT